GATCGTGGTCGACAACGCGCCCCAGCTGGCGAAAACCATCCACGGCGCCGTTGATGCGACGAAGACAGCGGTGGATGCGGCTGCCGAAGCGGTCGACAGGGTGAAGGTGGAGTACCCGAACGGGTCGCTCTCCATGTAGCTTCACTGCCCACCCTCATGGAGCGGCGCCTGGACAAATGGTCTAGGCGCCGCTTTTCTGTGCCTGCGACCGCGACACTCGGTATCCTCATCAAAGATCCAGGGGGGAAGACGTATGGGGCCGGAGTGGTGGGTTGGGCTACTCTCGGCATTGCCATCCGCATTCTCCGGCGGCGGTATCACCGGAGGGGTGACTCTCGGGATTTTCGGCCGACTGATTTCCCAGGAGAAGCTGTGGTTCAACCGGTCGGTGCAGCGGGTGATCGATGAGAAGGACAATCAGCTCGCTGATCTTCGGGAGCAGACGGACAAGAGGATTGCAGAGAAGGACGGGGAGCTGACCCGGATGGGTGAGGAGCTGGGCCGGATGACAACCGACCGGGATTACTGGCGGACCTCTGCGGAGACGGATCGGACCCGTGCGGACCTTGTGACGACACAGTTCACGAACGACTACTTCCCTCTTCTGGAACGAGTGAACGCTACGTTCGCTCGGTTGGCGAACAACGCGGATGAGGCGCCGAAGTGACCGAGGATATTGGGGGAAAGCAGGCGGCGGAAGAAGCCGCAGTCCGCTTGCAAGAAACGCTATCGTTGCTGGAAGCGGCGGAGGGTCCGGCAGCGCGGTTCCGCGGTTACGTCCACGACAACCATTGGGCGGACAAAGCGGAACGAGTCTTCTGGGCTCGCAACAAGTAGGAGATCAAGGTGCCTAACATGACCGACGTTCTCCTCAACGGTATCGCCCAGTTCCTCGTGTTCTTGCAGTTGATCGCGTTCGGCTACTTCGTTGTCGACTACGTCATCATCCGTCCTCTGATCCGGGTGCGTTTCCCGGACGGGACGTGGGCGAAGAAGTATGTGCCTTGGTGGCGTGCCGGCATCGGTGTCATGTTCGCGATGCTGTCCACCTCTGTGTGGCTCACCGATTTGAACATCACCCTCACCCTGTTCTTCGGGTCCGACTACCCCGGGCGCTTGTACGTGCGCGTCGGCCTCTATCTTTGGGGCGCCATTGCTGCGATCGTTCTAGCTGTGGTGTATGGGGTCGAGGGACGCACGGAGCGCAGTGTTCTCGTCCCGCCTGCGGAGAAGGCCGACCAGGAGGTCTAGCAATGGCTTGCACGAACTGCGGCGGCGACGCGAGAACGATTATCACGGACGGTGACGGCGTCACGTTCACCGGGGTAGGAACCGCGGTCGACCCGTACGTACCTCACCTGTCGGACTTGTCTTCGCAGATCGCGTTCGAGGTTCGTGATTCTCAGTCGATCAACTTCACCTTGTTCGGCTCCGGGCTTCCATCGGACCCGTATGTTCTGACGGGGGACACTTCGTCAGCATCGAGGCTGGCAAATCTTGCAGACGTGTCGTCGTCGGTTGCACCCACCCAGGGGCAGGTTCCCATGTGGATCGGTTCTTCGGCGGCGGGCCAATTTCAATTCCGTTTGCCTGGGACTCGGTACACGACCCATGCGACGCGTGGGAATGGCACCTTCCAGGGCGAGCAAATTAAGGAGACGGATACCGGTTCTCGGTTCGAGTGGGATGGATCCCAGTGGGTGAGCCTCGACTCGACGTCGGTGCCGCCGTCGGCGTTGGATCCGTCGGTGGTGCAGTCGAAGGGAACGATCGGCTCGACTACGGACTGGAACACTCTCACGAACTCGGCTATTTACCGGGTCAACGGAGCAGTGACTTCGTCGAACAATTCACCTGTCGGCGCGTATGCGTACGGGACGTTGGTCGTAGCTAACTCGGGGCTATCTACAACGCAGACGTATTGGACTCATATAACAAATAAGGTCTGGTATCGGACGAAGTACAATGCCGCTGATTGGCAAGCGTGGGCTAGCGTTGCCACCAACGGAGATGTCAGTGCAGAAATTACTGCACGGCAGAATGCAGACGCAACGCTTCAGTCGAATGTGGATGCTGAGGTATCGGCGCGAACGTACGCAATTTCGAAGCTTTCTTCAACGGTGTCTGCTCGATACGCACAGCGGATATCAATTACTTCGGGTGGCGGATCACGCAACTCGACCAACATTACTTTTCCGGCCGGGCGATTTTCTTCGATCCCGAACGGTGTTTCAGTGACCCCGTCGACGACAACGCCGGATAACTGCCACGTTGGCTATATGAATTTGACTGCCACTGGGATGACGGTATGGCTGTCTCGTGACGACTCGGCCTCTGGCGGCGGCGGCATTTTGACTGAGCTGTCTGTTATCGTTGAATTGATCCCGTAGGAGAATCAAATGCCAGGGAAGTGTTCGTGCGCAGGTTCGACTTGTTCTTGCTTGATTCTTGATGGCAGCGGTACGACCGTACGAGGAACCGGCGCAGCAGGCGACCCGTATTACGTAGACCTCAACACTGGTCAGCTTGGCCTATCAGATGCGATCGCTGTATCGAACTCTGCGTCTATTATCTTTACGCAGACGGGATCGGGTAGCGACAATGACCCGGTTATCATCTCAGGTTCGGTGCGTCTGTTCTCTCCGGATGGATCGGCGTGGTATCCGACGATCTCGAACACAGGCACGGCGACTTGGGTGAAGGCGTCCTAATGGCAATCACGGGGTACACGACAACGCAGGCGGATGCGTTGCTGGCGCAGGCGTTAGCGACATTGCTGTCGAAGTACGTGCCTGCTCAGCCATCTGCTCCGGACACCTCGAAAGCGACGGTGTGGGTCGACACGTCGACGATTCCGCAGGTGTTGAAGGGTTGGACAGGTTCGGTATGGGTGCCGATCGGCGGCTCAGGAGGTGCCCGCACGCTGGTAGCGGGTAGCGGCATTTCGATCGTCACGAATACGGCCGCAAACACGCAGACGATTTCATCGACGGGCACTGGGTCTGGGGCTGCAACAGAATCCGCGCTGGTTTCGGTTCGTCGACAGGTGAATGGCACCTATCCTACGAACAGCCCGTTGCAAGCTGACACGACATTGCTGTGGATCGGGGCAACGGTTCCCGATAGTTCGAATCCAGCTCTGGTTGATGGAGCGTTGTTCTCCATGATGGATGCGAGTACCTGATGGTTTGGGTGTACAACCAGAACACCGACACCTGGAATCAGCGGGGGCGTTCGTCGATCACGGGTACGGCTGGGATGTCGGCCCCGACTGCCGCGGCGACGTGGGGTAACAGTGGGTACGTATACACCTTTGACGGCTCAGGCTCCATACAAAAGCAAGGGTCGATCACGGCTTACGCGTGGACGTTCGGCGATGGGGGCACTGCGACCGGCGTAAAGCCATCACACACATTCACCGGTCCTGGTACGTTTTCTGTCACGTTAACCGTCACTGGCACGTCGGGTTTGTCAGCGTCTCAGACGTATGCATTGACGGTTTCGTACGTAGCCCCTCCGGTCCCAACGGCGCGGTTCACATTTACACAGGGAACCGGGACAGATCTCTATCGTGCTGATTTCGATGCGTCGACGTCTTCCGTGTCGTCGGGTGCAATTACAGCATACGACTGGGCATTCGGTAATGGAGCCACATTCCATTCGACGAGTCCAAGTGCACGAGGGTTCTATTACACGGGTCCCGGAACGTTCACAGTCAAATTGACTGTGACGACGGATACGGGTGCGACATCGTCGGTTACTCACCCGATTACGGTGATGGCAGCTCCGGTGAATCACTCCCCGGTTGCAGTAATCAAACCACCGGTGGTATCAGGGTTGTCGGTCAAGTTCGATGGCGCATCGTCATCTGACCCGGATGCCGGAGATGCGGTGACATCGTATTTGTGGGACTTCGGAGATGGGACCTCCTCGTCCGCCGCAACCCCGACACATGTGTATGCGTCCGGGGGCGCCGTCACGGTAAAGCTGACTGTGACGGATAAGTCGGGAGCGCAGGGTGTGGCTACCACAACCGCGAATCCAGTGTCTCCATCCTCGCCCGGTCGTGGCCCTGCGGGTTCATATAAGCCGAGCCCGACAACCAGCGGCCTGCTCACCCCCGTGTCGTCGTTGACAAAAATCGACCGAACCTATGTGGGGCCGCTTGGGGTCGTGTCGACGAACTACAACTCGGGGGCGAACTGGCCTGCGTTCATCCCGAATGCGGGCGTGAATCTTGACAGTGTCTGGTTCCATCTTCCGATGTGGGTTCCGGCAGGTCGCAATGGCACGGCACGGAACTGCTACTGGGATGGTTTCGGCATTCCGAACCTGATCGATAAGCGCGCGTCGAACTATCAGGCGCCGCTGAAGTCGGGGGCTACCGATTGGGCCTGCCTCGACTTCTCTCCTGTTGCCGTGTCGGGTGCCGCGGGGAACAACACCGCAAACTGGCAAATCTACGATAGCTTGATCTCTGGACCCGGGAAGAACGACTCGGTCAACGGCATCCGCGGGTGTGGGTTCACACTCAAGCGCAGCACCATTTCGAGCGTGGTCGACGGTATCGACTTGTTCCGCAACGGTACGAGCGAGGAGCTTGGCGTCTACCTCGAAGCCAACTACATCGGTCTCTTCACGTTCTTGAAAACGCCCGGGAACCACAGCGACGGCACGACTCACAATGACGGCATCCAGTGGGCGGGCGGTAAGAACTGGGAAGGCTTCGCCAATACGGTTGAAGGCATCGGTGACGCAAACTCGCAAACCGCAGGCGCGCCGTACTATCCCGCTGTCGGCAACACCATGTCGGTGACGTCGAACGCTGGTCCCGCGTCCGGCATGAACTTCCACGACAACTGGGTCGACGGCGGTTACCACGATTTTATTGCGATCGTGACGTCGAACACTGCCACACGCACGAATCTTGGTTCGTACACAAACAACAAGATAGGGCGCCGCACAAAGGCGACGCCTATTCAGATCAGTAGTTACATGAGTTTGTCGGCAAGTGGGAACGTATACGAGGACAACGGCGCCGCTGTCGGCGTGACGCGAGGGGAAAGCTGATGCCGATTAAGCAATGGTTGCTCGACGCTGTTGACGGAACGACCGCCACTCAAGCAAATACCGGTGCGTCGTCCTACACACACGGCTCGGGTAACACGGCGGTGTTGTCTGCGGCGGCAGCAGACCGAGGTACCACCGGACTTGACATCACATTGGGTGGCACGAGCGGAGAAGTGTTTCAATTCTCCTCCGATAATTCGAACGCGCTTTGGGCCGGCAGCATCGTGTTCACGATGCCGTTGACGAATCCTTCTGCGGACGCCCAGTATTTGACCGTGCGAGACGGTACGGGGACAAGATCTATCAGCGTGTGGGTAACCGCTTCTGGCGGACTGCAAATCGGAGATTTTGCTAACACTCGGTCGACGATCCTTTCGGCTGCTCAGGGGGCGGCGGTGTATGGCGTCCAGGTCCGGTTGGAAGTGGTGCTGAACACGTCGTCGCAGGTGTCTACGGCGAGCTTGTACAACTCGGCGACTGGCGCGAAGTTGGGGTCGACCGCATCGATTGCGAATGTGGGTACGACTAAGTTGCAGACGTGGCAACTGGTCAGTACGACACAGGCCGGCAGATATCGCGTGGACTCGATCCAAGCAAATGACGGTGGTTCGTCAGAGATCGGCCCGTTGGTTGTGACGTTGTCCGTGCCGACGTTGAGTTATACGCCGGGTGCAAATCGAGTTGCAAACGGGACGATTAGTTCGGCTGATATTAACCGTATTGATGCAGCCGTGAAGTCGGTGTCGGATGCTGTGGACACGATCGCTGCGTATTTGAAGTCGGTCAGTTAGCACATGGCTGGATACGATGCCGCTCAATACGATGTCAACACATATGATGAGTCGGCGTCGAGTGCGTCTTATGCTTTTAACCCGGTTGCCGCTCAGTCGGTCCAGTCGCTGAAGTTGGTGTCGGTTACGGCAACACTGACAACTGGGTCGGCTACCCCAGATTCCTACTCATGGTCGTTGCAGCCGAACACGGATGTGCATACGTTGCCATTGGTCGCTACGGGATCATCTGTGTCGTTTGTTTCTCCGGGCCGAATGAACGGGTGCACAGTTGCTTTGCAAGTAAAGGCAATAAGCGGCGGGGTTGTGGTGGCATCGACAGTAGCTACGGTTACTGTGGGAAAACACGCAGACTTTATTTATAGCGGTGGCAAATGGGTCGCTATTACTGCTCCGTACGTTCTTCATGTCAACACAGGTACGGCCGATGTTGTTGTCACCGCGAATACCAACAACACTGCCACACTTACCGGCACTGGCGTCACTGCTAATAATGACAACACATACACTGTCACCGGTGCCGGTGTGACTCAGAACAACGATAATACGTACACGATCCGAGGGTGAGAAAAACCACATGGGTGCAGTTACCGTCTACCAAAAAACCGATATTGACACTCTGCTGTCGGCAAAGGTAAATACGACCGATGCCCCCGAGCTGATCCGCGACACGGTCGGGGCGACTCTCGTCGCAGGGACAAACGTGACGTTGTCGGTGAACGACGCCGCCGATACGATCACCGTGTCAGCGACGGCGGGGTCCGCGCTCGATGCCACCGCGTCGTCCAAGGGTGTGGTGCAGCTTGCAGGAGATTTGACGGGGACTGCTGCCGCGCCGGTGCTGACGGCGACGGGGGTCAGTGCCGGGTCGGTGGGTTCGTCGACGCAGATCCCAGTGTTGACGATTGACGCGAAGGGCCGCGTGACGGCGAAGACGTCGGTGGCGGTGTCGGGCGGTTCAGGCGGTTCTTCGGGCCCGAATGATTCGCTGGTGTACAACGCTGCGGCTCACGGCATTACGACGTCACTGTCAGATATTGGGCCGACGTTGAATTCGCTGATCACGACGGTGAACGCGGGTGGTGGTGGGGTGATTGTGTTCCCGCCGGGGAACTACAACGTGGGTACGACGATCATGCTGAAGCAGGGCGTGTATCTGATGTCGTTGGCTCCGAACCACGGGTATGTGGCGGCGTCTCCGTCAGCGCAGTCGGTGAAGTTTTCTCAGAACTCGGGGACGACTGGCTGGCTGATCGACTCGAACGGCGGTTGGTCGTTCGGTATTCAGGGTATCGACTTGTCTGGGCAGGGTGCCGGCTGTGGTGGTATCCGTATGCGTGGCGCGTACTGGTGTGCGGTTAAGCAGTCGATGGCCAACGGATTCGGTTTGGGCGGGTTTGTTCAGACGGCCCCGTCGGGTGGCGGTTCGGCTGGGTTCGCGTGTGTGTACGAAGATTTGATGACGACGAACTGTGTCGACTCGGGGGTTGGTCAGTACACGGGCGCGTTTGACATTGATGGCACTGACCATTATGTGTCGCGGTGTGAGTTCGCTTGTCGTGCATTGGCGTCGGGTATTGCGAACTCGAACAAGTATGTGACTGCGGTGGTGTTGCGCGGGTCAAACCATTTTGTAGACACCATCGTTGGTGAGACATCGGACACCGGGTTCTATATCACGGCAACGAAATCGCGGTTTGTGAACCTGCGAGCTGACACGAACAATGGCGACGGGTTCTACGTCCTCGGCGGAACCAACGATTTTACGAACTGTGATTCGATTGGTAACGGGCAGGCGGGGTCGAACCAGTACGACGGTTGGATCATCGACAATGGGGCGTGGCGGTGCCGGTTCGTTGCGTGCACGGTGTCACTCGCCGGGTCGATCAAGGTTCGTTACGGATTCAACGAGCAGACCAACATTGCGCAGACGGTGTATGCCCCGGTGTTTACGGCGTGCTCTGTTGAGGATGCTGGTACTGCCCGGTGGTATCAGCCGAATGGATCGTTCGCTGGGGTGACGTTTACGGGGACGATGCGTCCGACGATGTCTGCTACTCCGGACGCGTATGAAACTGCGTTGTTGGACACGGCAAACTTCACGTCAGCGACGACGATCACTAACTTTGCTGGCGGCGCTGAAGGTCAGCACATGCGGGTGATCGGAAACGCGAACATCACGATCGCAAATGGTTCGACAATTAAGACTTCGACTGGTGCGAACGTAACGATGTTGGCGAACAAAATCTATTCATTCACGTATTATCACGGCACTTGGTATGGAGCGTAATGTCGAAGCGAACGAAGTCTGAGTTGCTTAATCCTGATCGTAGGTTTGCGACGGTGGAGGAGTGGGCGGAGCACCGGTACCGGTTGGGGCAGGTGGTGCCGGAGGGGCATCCTGCGTTCGAGCCGTGGATGCGCGACTTCGATTGAACCGTCCAGGTGCACGACGTACGGTGCGCCGCATGGACGATGACGGATTGGACGAGTACCGGGAGCACGACCAGTCTGTCGAAGGGCGGATTATTTGGGGTGCTGGGGTGGCGATGTTTGTGACGGCGACGGGCATGTTGGTCGCGTCGTTCGCTGCCCTACTCTGAGCGAGCTTTAGAATCCCGCCAGATAGTCCCGCTCACGCCAGCACTCCCAGCTCCCGGACGGCGGCGCGTATCTGACGTGCTCGCCGCTCCCGGCAGAGGTCATCGCGCGAGCAGCACCAGGCCCAGTCGCCGTAGGGGACGAACCCGCGGTAGCCAATGCGGTGACAGAGGCGGCACTCTTTCGACTCGGTCATCAGTCCGGCTTCTCGTCGGTCGTCTCTCCGCAGATCCGGCAACGCCAGCGCAAGGGCTCGTAGTCGAGCTCGGAGCCAGCCCAGGCGACGGGAACCCAGTCGCTGAGGTGTTCACGGTTAGTCAGCATCAGCATCACTTGCTCGTCAGATCTTCACGCTGGCTCACCAGTTCGCTCCGCAGTTCAGGCAGCGCCAGCCGGTGTAAGCATCACCAGCGAGGATCCCTCGATCACTGCATCCGGGACACCACCAGCCACACTCGTCCACTCGACCCGGGCGGAGAGCTAGGTCCCAATTTTCGTCGCGGTCCATCGTGTCCATCAGCGTGACTCTTGAGTCAGATCTTCCCGCTCAGCGGCCGCTGCCAAACGCCCCGCCAGTGCCTGATCACGAGAACTGACCCACACCGTCGGGCCGTTGAGCTCGTCGAACCACTGAAGCGCCATGGCACTCTCTTCGGCACTGAGCACGACGTATCCGGGCTTCGCGAGTGCGAGGACGCCACCGATGACGGCAGAACGATTGGGAGCGGCCAACCCCCACTGCTTTAGCACTGGCTCAAGGTAAGCGACGAGCTCGTTGCGATCGATTTGCATGAGCTTCAGACTCCGGTCAATGTCTCGTGCTCGGTAGATCGCAGACTTGCGACCCGCTTCACAATCTCTACGATCTCACCAGTCGGCTCGATCGGTTTCTTCCCACGCCCCCAACGCTGGTCGATGCGTGTCTGCACGGTACCGAACCGGTCCTCGTACAACGTCCACTTGATCTGCTTGTCCGCGGTGTGACCGAACAGCGGTGTCTCCGTGTCACCGCCGAGGTCCGACTTCGCTTCGTTCTTGATCTGCTTCGCCGCTTTCTCCAGGTCCCGGCCAAGGTCGTACCTGCGCATCGCGTCGACGAGGGCAGGGTCGGTGATGACGGCGGGCGGGTTGAAGTCGTCACCGGGCCAGCAGGCGGCGTAGAACGGGCAGTTGAGGCCCTGGTAGCAGAACGACTCTTCCTCGTCCCTGAGGCGCCCCTGTGACTCCCCGGTGGCGAGTGCGCGTTGCACGTCGGCGAGGCGCTCGTCAGCAACTTCGAGCCACGACACAGACTGTTCGTACGTCATCGACCAGACGTACGGCCATTCGCATCTGCCGGACCGGTCGAAGAACACGAGCGACGCGGTGGAGTCCTCGTCCATCGCGCCTTCTTGTACCAGCCCGACGTGGTAGCAGGCGAGCTGGATCTTGTACGTTTTTGATGGACCCTCCGCCATGATGGTTTCGAGGCCATCCTTCGATTTGTTATCGATCAGCCGCTTGCGCCCTAAGACAATGTCAGCATTACCGCTGACGGTGATACCGCTGACAGGGAGAACGGTACTCACGCGGCGTTCTGTGACCGCGCCGAGGGTGCTCTCGGTTGCGGTGGCAACGCGTTCTCCGATGGCGGATCCGATGAAGGATTTCCAGGGGAGTCGGGTGTCGGGTTCCATGCGGTCGCCGGCGATGGTGGCACGCAAAAATTCTCTGCAACTCCCGAGACTAGACGGGCCGAGAGTCCGCTGTTTGGAGCGAGGTCGGTCGTTCTCAAACTGGCGGAGCGCGTCGTGAATTTCGTTGCTGATGGTGCGGCTGAGGTCATCGAGGTTCTGCATTGCGGCGCCTGTCTGCGTTGCGTTTCATCGCGGCCGTGATGAGTTCAACTCCGGCCGTGTCGATGGAGTAATGAGTCGGTACACCCTTCTCGGTGTAGGCGACGACGCGTGCGAGCCCTTGCTCTGCAAGTTCTGGCACGGTAAGAACATGTTCGATGCCAGGCGGATCACGAAACAGCGGGGAAGTCTGCCCGGTGTCGACCGCATCAGCACGCTTCCGGATTGCCATCAGGACAGGCCGAGTGCTTTTGCTGTACGGCAGGGCCAAATCGAAACGACAGCCCAATCGTCTACGCCGTTTTCCCGCATTGTAATGCGTTCGATCCCCGCACACTCGGCGCACTGTTCCCAAGTGTCGTACGTGAACTCTGGTTGCTCGTAGTCGCCTTCTCGTTCGATCGGATCAAGTGCCTCAAAGTGTGCTTCTCGTGCCTCCTCAAGTGAGTCATACGAGTCGTACTCTTCGGTTACTGGAGTGGTGTACCTCGTAACCTTACGGTGTAGTTCAGCAACCGCATTAAGCATTAACTCCATCTTGTAGGCACTACCCCACGACAATTCGGTCTGGGCACCGACCTCTTCGTTGTCAGCCACCGAACGCCGCCTTCACCGACGCGCCCGCTGCGGCATGCGCCTCCGGGTCGATCTCCAACTCGGTCGCCTGATCCTGCTGCTGCGGCGGGACGGGTGCCTGGGTAGCGCCACCGTTCTGCGTCCGCGCTTTCGAGAGCAACTCCGCCTGCTCAGGGTCAAGAATGACTCGCACGACATCGGAGGTACTCCCGTTATCGTAAAGAGACAACCCAAACTGAGTGCCGAGGTTCATCGCAGCTCGCTTTAATGCGTCGCTGCTCGCCGTCTTGATCGCAAAATCTGCGACCTCACCTGGGTCGGGACCGATCTGGCTGGCGATACCGGTTTCCGTGTACACGGCGCCGGTCGTGTGGATCTGAAGGCGAACGGTTGACTGGGCAACAACCTGCCAATTGAACTGCAGGGAACCATCGGGGTTCTTCTTCTGCACTTTGGGCGCGTCTTTGTTTGCGTTGTATGCCCAAGCGGGAACGTCCTGGGCTATGCGGACGATGTCGGATTGCGTGACTTCGGCGGACCAGTTGCCAAATCCGAACACGCGGATGAGGGTTGCACGAACATCCCAAGCTTCGAGGTAAGAAAGGGTGCTATTGCCTTGTTTACGATTGGCGACGCGGTTTGGGTTGAGGGGTCCAATAAGTGCTTTGATCTGGGCACCGGTGAGATTGGTCATGAGACTCCTTCCGAGAGCAATGGTGTGGTGCGGGTGTGACAGTGGCCCTGCCGGTGTGCGGGGCACGGCAGGGCCACTGCGTCTGGGGTCAGACTCCGGGGAGTGCGACGGGCTCGTCGGTGGGGCCGATGTACGCAACCCAGATGTCGCCCTTGCCGGTCTCACCAGCGTTGCGGGAGACGGCGTCGTACTCACCGGCCGGGGTGAACTCGGCCCAAGTGCCGTCCTTGATCTTCTTGACGGAGGAGATCGAGATGTCGTTGGCGAGGAGCGCCCACTTGCCGGGGTTGGCCTTGGCCTGCTCAGCGAACTCGGTGTACTCGGGGGTGCGGGTGCGTCCGCTGCGGGCGATGGTGGGCGGGGCGTCGAGGAAACTGATGCTCATTCTGTTCTCCTTGGGGATGGGGTTGTGACGGATAGTTTATACCGGACGGGTGACAGTATCAAGTGACGGGTGTCGCTGAGCGGCGGCACGTTCACGCGCACACGTCCGACACTTCCTGTGAACCCCAGCCGTAGTGCGGTAGATGTACGTGTTGTCTTTTGAGTACAGGTGACCTTGCGGACAGTGCGTTTTTGCCGCGTTGATCTCGCCACCGTCGGGCGCGGTCCGGCTTACGCGCCGAGCTTGCCGCCGCTCCGCACAAATCCGGCAGTGCCCTGACGGGGTGGTGTTCTCGTCGGTGTACGGGTGCCCGTTGGGGCAGTGGTCGGGTGCGCCTTTGAGCCGGTCGCCGGTTAGCCGGTAGTGGTGCGGGTTGACGCAGCCGACGGTGTCGCACGTTTGGGCGAGCCGTTCCCGTTTGAGGTTGTCGTCGATGGTGAGCCGGTAGAGCCTGCGGTGCAGAAACTCTTGGAGTCCTTCGCGGTAGACGGGTATGAAGTTGTCGGTGCGGTGGTAGTTGCTGGCTGCCATAACGACACAGGCGGCGGGGTCGCGTGTGATTTCGCGGACCACCGCCGCCTCGTGTGCAGGACTAACGGCCACTAGGCGCGGTGCCTCGGTCCACCCTTGGCAGCGAGCAGACGTTCACGCTCATGGTCTTCGTAGTGCATCTCGTCGTGAGCGACCATGTCGTAGTAGTGGTCGCTGTCGATGCGTTCACCGCACTCGTCGCACTCCATCTCCCACGGCTCCGTGTCGCCGTCCTCGTAGCCGATGCCGTCTCCGTAGACGGTGTGGAAATTGACGCTCACCAGGCGACCACCTTGAGCTGGTCATGCCGCAACTTCGTCATCGTGTGCGTCGTCGTCTCCGGATCAAGATGCGCCACACCCATCGCCGCCAACCACAAAGCATCAGCCTGATCGTTGGTCAACGACTCCAGCGTGGGGAACTCTTTTGCCGCCCGGAAGATGACCTCATCTTTGTCGACGTTGCCGCGGGTGGTGGCGTATTTCTTCATCGTCGTTGGCGGCACCTCAACCACGGGGAACCCAAGGCTAAGGAGTTCATTGACGATCAGCCACCAGTTCCCGGACCGGTCGTGCTGACTGCCGGTCCGAGAATCGTAGGCGGGTGTCTCAATGACGACGAGGTCGGAGTACGCAGCCAACTGCGACACCTCGTCGCGGAGGAGGAGCAGTCGTCGGTGTCGGTCGGTGATGCTGGACCCGAGCGGCTTCGACTTGACTGAGGTAACGAACGGGTGTTTGCCGTCCTCGAATATGGCGACGCCGGTGAGCGTAATAGATGGGTCTATCCCTGTGACCTTCACGGCTCGACTCCGAATTCACGTTCAAGCTTACGAGCGGCTTTAGCCGCATCCGTGTAATCCCGCACACGGTTGAGCACGGCCTTTGCCGTGACGGCGCGCGGCTCCGACAACACCTCGAACGCCTTGATGCGAAGCCGCGCAGCTCCGGGACCGAGGGTGTGCTTGCTATTGGCCCAATAACCCAGCTCGCCTTCACCAAACAGCACCTGTCCCCACAAGGCGGGCTCTTCACTTTCGGTGACCTGTATGACGTAGTAACCCTCCCCATTCGGGAGCGGCGGCACCGTCTCCTCACGGACCCAGGCTTGCCATTGATTCGGACCGGTCATGTGCACGATGGACTCGGCACCTTCGGGGATTTGTTGCTTACCGATGTCGCGCCATCCGGGGCCGGGGTTGAAATCGCTCATTTTCAGAACGGAGTTTCATCGTCGTAAGTACCAGGTGTGGCCCAGTCATCCTGGGCGACAGGCTGTGGTCGCTGCTGACGCTGCTGCCCACCACCCCGCTGAGCGTTCCGCTGCTGCCCACGCTGCTGCTGGTTGCCGTTCTTCACCGCACGCTGCACGCTGACGGTCGCGAACTGGAGCGACGCACCGATCTCCTCCACGGTGACGTCCATGCTGGTGCGCTGGTTGCCTTCCTTGTCCTCCCATTCGCGCTCCTCGATGGTGCCGCTAACCACGACCCGGTCGCCCTTGTGAAGCGAGTTGGCGGTGTTGTCGCCGAGTGCACGCCAGGCTGAGCAGCGGAAGAACGTGGCCGGCTTGTCGTCGTATTCGTTGGTGTCGCGGTTGTACTTGCGTCCATTGACTGCGACGGAGAATGATGCGACGGTGCCGTCTCCGACGGATCTGACGTCTGGGTCCGCGGTGAGGCTGCCGCTGAACGAGATCCTGGCTTCGCCTGTCATGGTGCTCCTTCCAAGAGCTGTTGTGCTGCGGTGGCAGCGTAGTGATTATACCAGAGCGAGCGTCTGCGCGCTGATCATGGGGACGTCGAGTCGGTCATACCCGGTGGCGCGGAGGAACACCCGCCGGTAATGACGGGCTGCCCGCCTGGTGGGGAACACGCGTGCTTCGCCTGCGGGGATGAGGACTGCGTACCCTTTGGTCCAGCCGTGGACGGCGAGGTCGTTGGCGAGCTGGTCTTCGTAAGCGTCGAGGGCGATGTTGACGAGTTTGCGGGCGACGTCGCGGGCGAGATACGAGTTGATGCCAAGGTCTTCAATCGCCCGTGTGGTGGCTGCCTGGGCTCGCCCACGCGGGGTGTGGTCGCTAATCATCGACCGGCTTTGATGGAAACAGTTCTCGCATGAAAGCCGGGTACAAGTGCCGGTGGTACCAATGTGAGCCACCACAGACAATGCACTGACGTCCCTCGACATCAATCAGTGGATCGTCCATCATTGGTTTGCCTCTTCACGGTTGAGCATCCGCCGTTCCCATGACGCGTCTCCAGCTCGCTCCCACTGCCGCTTCGCCACACCAATGCCGAACGCGACAACAAGGCTGAGCGGGATTAGCCCGAAGGACACAGCCCACAGGTACATGATAACGAGCCAGGGCGCGATCAAGGCTCGGTCCGTCCGTACAGCAGAACGCACAGGATCGTGGACGTTGCAGCACCACCAACGGCGGTCGCTCCAACCAGCCACAGCCAGAGGGTGTGCATGGCGATCTTCTTGCCCTGCTCCAGGTTCTCTGTCCGGAGCTGGTCGAGGGTGTTATTGATGTTGCGTGCGCGGACGCCGGCTGAGGTGACTTGGTCGACGAACTTGCGGTTGAGTTCGTCGATCCGGTCGTTCTGCTTCTGCTCTCGTGAGCCGTACTCGGTAATCGGGAGGTAGACGCTAGTCATCCCATTAGTGGCACTGCCGGGTCCGATGCGGATAGGGCCAAGTCCGCGTGCATTGTTCTCGTCGGTCACGACTCCACCCCGAACTCGCGACTAGCGCGCGTTAGCGCTTCCTCATCGATGTCGTAAACGTTCTCGTCCATACGGATGTAATCGATCACGGTTTTCGCAGTAACGGCGCGCGGCTCCGACAACACCTCGAAACCGGTAATGCACCGGAGAAGTTGCTCGTCAGTGAAGACGGACCCCTTCGCCAATTCCGCCCAATCCTCACTAACTCGACGGACAAGCGCCCAATCGGAGTAGCCCTTCGCTCCGGTTGTGTAGATGACGGTGTACGGCTCGGTCGGAAGCGGCGGCACCGGCTCCTCACGGACCCAGTAACGACCGATACCTTCTGAGTTGAACTGCACAAGGTATGGGTAGATCGCTTTATCCGCTCGCCCTTCGCGCCACCCTTCGCGGGTGTCGATGTAATCGCTCACAGTTGCACGCTCCAACGGTGCCGCAGTTCACCATCACGGTTCAGTAACTCGTTCTCACGAATGATCGACACCACGCCGGAACCGAGGTTGCTGCACTGCCAGTACGCGGGTGTGTCACCGACGGGGTTGACGCGGGTGAGCAGCTTGATCTGCTGCGAGGTCTCGCGGTGGTAGGTGTCGATGAGGACAGTGCCGGGTTCAAGGTTCAAAGTCCTTCTCCAAGTTCGTTGCCGATCTCGATGCCGAGCTGGTAGCCGACGACAGCGAGTGCGATGGCTGCGGCGAGGCCGACTGCCATGACGGGGATAAGCCAGAGATTACTGGTCATTCTGCAGCCGCCGCCCGCTCAATCCAAAGCACGTACCAGTCGTTGCCGTAGTCGGCCACGAGTTGGCGGGGAGAGCCGTAAACATCGGCCTGACCGGGGAGCATCCAGGCGGCTGCACCCACAGACCAGAATGCCCGCTTTGGTTCACTATGACCCTTGCGAGCGGGCCACTCGATTGCTTTGTCGCTGGGTTCGGGCAGCCGGAACCCTTGATCCATCTTCATCGGACGGCCGGGGCGATAGCGGAAGCAGCGCCTTCAAGGGCACGCTTCACAATCTCGTTCGTCATCTTCTTCTTCGCCTCGTCGACCGCTGGCTTCAGCGATGTGCGCAACGTCTCCTTCACCATCTCCTCGATGAGATCCGCCATGTTCGCGGGCTTTGAGTTGCTGCTGAATGAGTCCCGCCGAGACGGAGAAGCGGAGAGGAACTTGCTGACCGCCGTCTCGATCATCGACTCGATGGTGAACGGGTCACCTTCCGGCTTGCCGTTCCAGTGCGACACCGGCTGAATGAGCCCGTCGAGAACAGACTGCACCTTCTCGCGCACTGCCTGGTCGACGACGTCAGCAACCCGCTCGGTGACGGCGTCGTTGACAGCGTTCCGGGATCGGTCAGTGAGCCGATTGACGATTGCGCCGACGAGCTGATCCTGAAGGCCGGGGCCAGGCTCAAGGTCGCCGGTCTCGGGGTCTTCGATCATGCCGAAGTCGCGGGGGTCGATGGTTACCTGCATGTGTGCTCCTTCCGAGAGCTTCGTGTCAGACATATTGTACACCAAGTAGGCACTACATCGCCACTCAAGATGTCAACTCGTGCGGGTCAGGTAGTCCAAGGCAGCTCGAACTCCCTCGACGCTATCTCCTAATTTGCCTATCCCGGTGTTGCATCGAGTGCACAAAAGACCTCGAATTTTACCAGTTACATGACTATGATCCACGACTAAGCTAGATTCCATTTGACAAATAGCACAACGGTTACCTTGCCGTGCAACCAAATCACTAATTGTTTTCCAGTCTGGTGAATACCGCGCGTGTCGTCGTTGAGCAGCTACGATTGCTTTACATTCGTCACACCGACATCCAAGTGCATAAGTGTATTTCTTCCCATGCTTATATTTGCTCGGATCAAACGACGCTTTCTTTTGATCGCGTCGCTTTTTTACATAGGCATTCCAAGCCAACCGACAATTATCGCATCGACACTTATGATTGGTGTAGCTACTAGCTAATCCGTGCTGGAACTCCATTGTATTAGTATACAATAAATGTCACCGTCGTGGCTACTGCGGAGCGAAGTGTCGACGAATGTGCACCAACGCCTCACCCGCAGCCCAGAACGCCGACCCATCAGCCGGCCCCACCCCACACCACGGGCACGGGTCAGGCAGCAGAATCTCCGCACCCTCAGCCACACTCACGACGACGGATCCATCGCACGCACCATGTCTCCCTGCCAATCCAGATCGAACTGCCCCGGTTCACCGAACCGGTTCTTATCCACAATCACCGTCATACATTCTGGTGCGCTCAGATCCTCACGATGAATAATGAGGATCACACCCGCATCATTCGCCACCGCACTCGAACCGTACAGATGATGCCGGGTCGGCCGACCACTGCGGAACGCTTCACGGTTCAACTGCGACACCAGAATGATCGGCACCTGCAAGGCTGCCGCTGTCCGCTTCAACGCGCTCGTCGTCCGGGCGATCACATCAGCTTTGTTCTCACCCTTCGACGCACCCAAATCCATCAGCGCCAACTGGTCGAGCACAATCCCTGACAGGTTCGGGGTGCCCAACGCAACCCGCCGAACCTCCGACGCGTTCACCGTCTGATCCTCGACGAACGTGATCGGCACCGCCGACGACGACCACCGTTCCACCCGGTCACGGATCGGGCCGGCCGGGAAGTGCTGGCGCTCCACCATGTCGAGCGTCACGCCCACCTGCTGCGCTGTCAACCGGTCCTGCATCTCGCCCTCGGACATCTCCATCGTGAAGTACAAGCAGGTGCCCGCGTGGGCGAGGGCGTACGCCATCTGCAACGCCAACGCCGACTTCCCCGACCCGGTGTCCCCAGAAAGAGTGTAGATCTGCCCTTTGCGGAACCCTTTGATCGCCTTGTTCAGACGCGGCCACGGTGTCGGAACACCCTGCTCGTCGTCGCGTTGCCCGAACAGACGCTCCGCCAAAGTGGCGTCGGTGCGGACCGGCTGGCTGATACTCGGCTGCGACAGCACCTGCTCGACTGCCTGCTCCACCTTCGTGTCGAGTTCGCTGCCAGGCACGGTTTGTGCGGCGGTGCTGATGGTGGTGCCGAGGTCGCTGTAGTTGCGGCGTCTCCACCGGGCCATGATCTGATCCGCGTAATGGGTGACGAACCCGGGGTTCACCCACCGGTTCGTCGCATCCCACATGGCGGCTTCGTGTTCCGGGTTCGCGAGCTGTTCGGCGACGGTGATGTGGTCGACGTGTTCGCCTCGGTCACGGACGGCGATCATCGCGTCGAGGATGCTGCCGTAGCTGCCGGATTCCATGTGGATCGGTTCGATGCGGGACTGGTGGAGAGTGAGGTTGGCGTCGTCGCTGGCGAGGAGTGCGGCGATGTAAGACCGTTCGGCTTCGTGGGTGGGCCAAAGTGTTTCGGTGATGCTGTCGATACCGGACATCAGTTGAAGTTCTTCATCGGCTGCCGGTCAACCTGGGCTCTCGCCTGTGCGGGTTGGCGTTCCGCGGCGGACAGCATCCACACCTGCCACGTCTTCACCCAGTCCAGCTTCGTCGCGTTACGCCCTGACGCGGACGCCCAGTAGAGCGTGAACTTCTCCGTCTCTGGTTCGACCAGGGCCGTGAGCCCCTTGCTCATTGCCCACTCCAGCATTGGTGGTGTGACCGAGAACGTGGCCGGGATGCGGGTGGCTTTCCTGGCTGGTTTTTTCTGCTGCGTCGCTAACTCTTCTTCGTAAGAAGAAGAGGGATCTAATGATGGTTCCTCTTGGGGGGCCACCTCCTGGCCCCTACCCCCTCGCTCCTGGCCCCCCCGGGGCTCGCTCCTGGCGGGGGGTTCAGACAGTTCGGCGTCAGCCCGGTAGCCGACGAGCACGTATTGGTTCGTGGTCTGGCTGCCGTTCTTGCGGGAGGCTGCTTCGCGGCGGACGACGCCCATCTCCTCCAGCTCAGCAACAGCTTTCCGCACGGTCGACTCGCCGAGTTCAGTTTGTTTCATCAGGTACTTCAGTGAGGGGTAGGCGATGCCGTAGGTTTCGTCGGCGAGGTCGGCGAGTTCGCGGAGCACGAATCGTTGGGGTGTGGTGAACGTGCCGCGGGGGAACTGTTTGACCCAGGCTGTGACGGCGTTGCCCATCGGTGGGACCTCCAGGAATTATGGGTGACACTTTCCCCGGAGGCAGTCAGCGGCTACGCTGTGTCCCGGGTCTTTGGCGATTCCCACTGTAGCCGCCCCCTCCTGGTCCGTCTAGAACCGGTTGAGGGGGCGGCGCTTTTGTCGGCTATCATGTGAGCGCGACATGGCTCCGGCTGTGCTCCTTCCTGGCCTGAGGCCCGACGATCCCGCAATCGCCGGGCCTCTCGTCATTTCAGACGGACGACTGCAAGTCGAGAAGCACCTTAAGTCTGCCTTCGAGACTCCACGCGATACTTGCCAACTCTTCCGCGGACTCGAATGCTTCTTCGCTGTCTCGCTCGTACCAGTCTGAGATATGCGAGAGATGGTTCTGCGCTGCGGCAACGAGTGCCTCAATGCGAGCAAAATGCTCTTCTTCGGCCTTACTCATGTGCTCATTCCTTCTTCATGGTGTCGCGTATTTCGCTGTTGCAGGTCAGCGAGAGCGGCGATGAATGCTTTGCGTGCCGCATCCGCAAGTGCCATGCCGGTGGTGATGTCGTTGTCGGGGTCGATGGTGGCGAGGTGAGTGCCGATTCCTTCGTCGACTCCGATGACTCCGAGGCGCACATAAACCATGTGCTCGACGGTCACTTTGTCCTAGGCCGCGAGATGCGGTTAAGTATTTCGTCAGCAGTCAGCGCTTCGCTATTTGACCAACGCCACTCTTTGCCATAACCAAACTGTTCATGCTTACCCGAGTGTCCGGGTATTAATTCACAAGTAACAGCTTCAGCACCGCCCATACTTGGGCGCCAAGTTTCAGCGGCGCAGTAATAGCCGTGAGTAATACGTGCCAGGCGAGCCTCTCGCGTCTCCATTGCTACTGCTCCATCTCTAGCAAACCAACGACAGCCTCAGTCAGCGTCGTCCCCTCAGCGGCAGCACGCGCCCGTCCCGCGTCCCACACAGCATCAGGGACTGAGAGCTTCACCCTCATGGGATCGCGCCGCTGCACGCCACCTGGCGGCGCCTGCGGGGTGCCGGCCGCGTACGTCTCCACCGTCTCTGTGACGAACGCTTCGAGGGTTTTGCCTTGGGTGCGGGCTGTCTCCTTCGCACGGGCGTTCACGTCGCGGGGTACTTCGATGCTATGGATAGCTCAGCCCTCCTTCGCTGCGGTAATAATGGATTCGATTTGATCGGTGATGTCCCACTTGATGTGGGCTTCGCGGATGTCGTTGCCCAGATCGCGCCATGACTGGACGAAGTACCAGTGACCTGTTAGTGACGATTGATGGATAAACGGCTGATCCTTGATGAGTCGAGCAGTGGGCATCAGTTCTCCTCTTCGTTCGGGCGCCACGCCACATACACGTCGCCGCGTCGCTGCCCGTCAGTGGTTTCGTACTCGTTCCGCACTTCGACCAGCAGTCGTCCATCGGCGTGTCGCAGGTCACGGCGACGGCGTTTCGCGACGGTGGTTCCCCGGTTTGTAGAGACGTCCGGGAGTGCGAGGAACCACTGCATGGGCTGTCTTTTGGCGTCGGTGATGATGCGTGTCCAGGACACGTATCGGCCGCTGGGGGACACATATCTAGGTGGCGGGGTCGTTGTCATTCTGGTGCCATCGTTGCGTTGAGAAACCGTCACGCTTCGCCGCGTAACCATGAGAGCGCAACAACCCGCTTACCTGGGTCACGCTGGTTCATGCGATCGGTCTCTGGGTACCCCGTCCAAGCGATGCGTTGCCGACTGATCCCGATAAGGTGATGTTGGTAACGGTCTGCTCGCAGACGTACGGTGCACTCCCAGTTGTCGATGCGCTTGCCGTAACGACGCACTCCCACTACGGGCTGACCAAGGAATGTCCAACCGTTGACGCGAGCGGTGTGGTCGAACTCATCGAAAACGTTCACCATGTCTCCCTTGCTCGCAGCATCACCGGGTACCCGTTGCGGTGGTACGGATGTAGCACCACCACTGTGAACCGCTGCCAGCCATCACCGTGGCCGCCATGATGAGCAACCCAGTGATAGTTCAGCGAGAACCGCACTGCGTCAAACAGGTCTGGCGTGTTCCAGGCGGGGGTCATGTCGACGGCTTCGGTCATGTACCACTTGCTCGACCCGGCTTTGAAGTAGTCGACGCGGACTGAGCCCGGGTTCTCGCTGTACCCGTCAGTCACGACGTCACCGCAATCTGAGTTGACGCCAACACGTACGCCGCCGTACCCAATCCGAATCCGAACAGGGCCGACTCGCCGTTTGACAACTTGAGCCGACGACTGAGAACCAAGTCGATTGGTAGGGCTATGAGTATGGCGAGGAGAATCGCGCCGATGCTCATGCGCTGTAATCCGAGGGGAGAAAGCGCTCGACGTACTCACGGAACTCCGTCATCGACGTGAACTCCAGTGGTCGCCCGACATGGATGGTGATGTGGTTGCCGACCGAGTCGCGGATTGTGTTCACCACGATCGTGCCGCCATCATCACGCTCCACGTCGATGCTCACCTCTACACCGGTGTCGTCGTACACGGACTCGACCCAGGCGTACACCTCAGACTCGAACGCGTCGAAGATGGCGGGGTCTGCGGGCCAGGCGGTCATGCGTTTACTCCAAGGTTGATGAGGTGGCGACGAGCGATTGACTCGTCTGCGGCGGCTGCCGCGATTTCATTGCGGGCGTCGTATTGACGCACCTGGGCGTCAACAAGTGCGTTTGTCCAATAGGAGATGACCCGAGACCGATCCATGTTCTCGTCGTCCATCAGTTCTCCTCTGATACTTGGAACCACGCCCGCTCGAACTGGGCGTAGGTGATGCGGTTGTGGTGCGCGAAGAACTCGATCAGCTCTTCGCTTGCGTACGCGGTGACACGGACGGCGGGGCCGAACATCAGCGAGTAGCTGGAGACGCCGGCCGCTTTGCCACGCTTGTTGAGCATGACGCCGTTGGTCGCTTCGGTGGCTTGCGCGTACAGGGATTCAAGGTGGTCCTCGAATGCGGTGCGGCATTGCCGCCATTGGTCGACGCCTGCGCCGATGATGATGGACCCGGTCATGCGTCGAAGGCGTAGTCAAGTGTTCGCATGATGAGGAATGCGATGGCGACACAGATAAACACGGTGGGGATGAGTAGCGCCAACCACCAAAAGTTGCCGGTGATGCCGGTAAGGGCGATCGAACCGATGAGTCCGCCCGCTAATACACCGGCGCCTATCAAGAACTCGAAGACGTAAGTGCAGATCAGTAGGTACCTCTTCATGCGTGCTCCTTCCAAGAGCTTGTGCGGTCACAGTACACTGCAACCGGGGCCGGTAGCAACCGTGCTACTGGCGGGTGATCGACCACACCACCAGACAGTCGTCACGGTGACTGAGGTTCCCGTCACCAAACTCCGGCCGAAGCTGCCCAGAACCCAACGTGAGCGCGGTGGCGATCTCACGCGCCAGATCGTTGTAGGTCAGCGACGGTTGGCGCGGTGTCGTGATCTCGATGGTGAGCTTCACTCGGAATTCTCCAAACGTAGGCGCATCTTGCGCTTAACGTGGTTCGCGGCCTGAGTTATCCGCTGGCACTCGCGACAACGTTTGTTTCCTTTTGGGTCTGTATAAACGGCTCGTGGATCTGTTACGTCGTGTAAACCTTTTCTGCATTTACCCGCGACTACAAAACTGCGCGTGTAACCGGTTTTGATTCGACGAGCCTGAGTTGATTCCCGTTTACATTCTCGACATGCACGGCCTTTTACCCCATCAGGAGCAGCCGTGTCTGAATATAGATGTCTACCCGACCGACAATAAACTTGCATATCGTAAACAGCATGGCACTTTTTGCAACGTGGCTCATATGCCATTATGTCGAGACTATATAGCAGCGTAACTCCATCAGCGCTTCCCGATAAAAGATTCGGAGTTCCATGTCGAAGCGACCAATCAGCAGCAACAGATCCGCAATCAATACAAATTTGTTTACTGGCTGCTCCCCGTTGCTGACGAATGTTTCGATGCTGCGTCGTGTAACCGGAGCTTTTCATTGACACTCTTCCTCGACAGCGTCAACAAAAGCATTGATGGAAAAGATCTCTAATCCGGTTCGTCCGTCAGCGCTAGCAACACAACCTAGGAGAGGGTTTCCAGCGCGGTCGATTCCGGCCGGCTCAGGGTCGGATTTGAGGGTGACGACGGATGAGGTTCCGTCACGGTGGTAGTGCCGGTACCGGTTGCCGAGTCTGAGGTCAGCGAACGGCTTCGCGTTCAGCATCACGGCACCTCCGGGTGATCATCCACGGGGACACCACACGCACGCGCAGTGATGCACGGCCACGCCTTGTAGTCCTCCGTGCACACCTGGTAGCTGATCGACGGGTAGGTGAGCGGCTGGTGAATTGCGAGGACTGCGGCGACTGCGGTCGCAGGATCGAGCATGGTGTTCCTTCCGGGGTTGAGGTCAGGCGGTCGTGTACGCCTGCGTGGTTGGTACGGACACAGTGAACGGTTTACGATGAGCGCATGGTGAACTGTATTCACTGCGGAACGCAAGTGCCAAGGGACCACCGCCGTCGCGGGTTGTGTCGTTCATGTGTTAAAGAAGCTAATCGCCTAGGGGTTTATGAAGAGTGGGCGGCTGCTCCTACTCCCTATGGAATGGGACCTCATCGATTGGGTCCCGGTGAAAAACGAGTTGATGTGAATGGTTATGTACACATACGAGATGAGAATGGAAAAGTTCGACCTGAACATCGAGTTGTTATGCAACGGATTCTGGGGCGCCCTTTAGTTAAGGGAGAAAATGTTCATCACATCAATGGCCTTCGTGGGGACAATCGCCCGGAGAACTTGGAACTGTGGTGGAGACCGCAAACGGCGGGTCAGCGCACACAAGAGCTGCTTGATTACGTCTTGACATTTCACTCCGAAGAGTTGCGACGACGGCTAGACCTGGGTGCATAGAGTCACACGCCGCCGTGTGCGGCGCGAACAGGGGCGGGGTGGTAGATTGCGACGGCAGGCGCGTGAACGGCGCTCAGACGGGTTCTGGCCCTTCGAGTAAGGCGACCATCGCTTCGAGCTTCTCCACACTGTGAATGAAACGGCTAGAGCGGTTCGGGATGACATCGAGTTCTCTCAACCGCTCGGTAGCCGCCTGCTGACGGACGATGCGCGCGTGACGCTCGGGAGTCCGTATCGACTGGGCACTCCCGGGGTAATCGGTGCGTTCGTTACCGGTTTCGATGTCGAATGGGATCTCACGTCGGTATTGCTCGACGTACGCATACTTGCGACCAACACGAGAGATGGTGACCTCGGTAGGTGTGCTGCCTCGCTGGTTCTCGCTCGGCACCAAGACAACTACTTGACCCGCGGTGAACCCTGCCATCAGGCGTCAGCCTTGGAGCGTGCTACCTGCAACGCATCCCACGCGACGAGACGCGCCTTCGTCGCAGCCGAGTACGCCTCCCATGCAGCAATCTCGGCACGGGTGCCATGTTCGGCGGTAGTGAACTTGCGCCAGTCGTTGCCGGCTGCGATCTCCGTCTGGCAAGCGGCAAGCCACTGCTGGTCTGCGGTGATGAACTCGTCGGTGACCATCAGAAGATCTCTTCGGTAGTGAGCGCGTACACGTGGTGGACGGGGTGACCGTCGGGTGTGGTGCATGTTGAGCAGTCCGGGGCTGTCCCCCAAATACCGTCGTGACGCAGGCAGATGGTGAGCATTAGCGATCCCTCCTGATGTTGATGGCAAACCCACGCCGCGTGAGAACAGCGGTCAGTTCGCGGGCAAGGTCCAAGTCTTCTGTCTTGAATTCGACGATCTCGATGCCGACCGCGCCTTGCTTAGCGCCTTCCACTAAAAGTGCGTCGCGATCCGTCCAATCCATGACGAGCTTCGAGTCGTTCACGGCAACATCCCGACGTTGATGCCGGGAACCTGCGACCCGTGCACGTCGACCATGTGGTGACCGACCGTCATGTAGATCGGCCAAGCACCGACACGCTCGTCACGGTGATCGCAGTACGGGCAGGCGGTGAACCAGCGGTCGTTACCGACATGGGCGGTGATGGGGCGCTCCTGGTCGAACGCTGCCTGCACGATGGCGGAGCGCTCGAACACGGGGGTCTTGGCGGTGGCGGTCATCGCTCGATCCCTCGCTTGATGAGTTCGCGGTCGATGTCGATGACGAGCGACGTCAGGCTGGGCGTCTCGGCCATGTCGATCAACTCCGAGTCGCTGTACTGGTCCCAAATGGTGGGCATTGCGAGGGCTCCTTCCGAGAGCTGTTGTGATGACTGTACACGGTGACGACCGTGCACGCTAGCGGTTTGGGACAGCCAACACTTCCCAATGCGTGACCACATGAGCAACCGTCGACGTGGCAAGCGCAGAGTCCACACCGACCTCATGCCAGTGCGCGCCCTGTCGGCAGAGCATTGAGATGCGCGCGGTCCCGACGGAGTCGATCCACTCGATGACCGTGAACGGTTCGGTGGGCAACGGCTCCCGCATCAGAGGCTGCTGTCGGCGGTGAGGACGGGCCGGTCGTCGCCGTGCCACAGTTCCGGCTCCTCCGAGATGAGACGCAGGGCGATGTCCAGAGCGTCGTTGAAGTCGTAGTCGTGCATCAGGGTGCTCCTTCCGAGAGCGGTGTCCACGGTGGACACGGTGCGCCGTGCGGTGACGAGCCGCACTATCCCATCAGGGGAGCGCCGGTGAGTCAGGCTCGGTACGTGTACGACCCCTTCGTGACAGCGTCGGCCTTTCGTCGTGGACGGCTGAGGGTCTGGGTACTTATAACTTCGCTCCACACCGCATGCAGTACGCCGTGGGTAGTTCGGGGCCCGTGTAGATGCCCTTGCCGTAACCTTGGTCGGCCCAGGTGGTGAACACGTGTTCACCAAGGGTGAGGGCCCAGCAGATGCGTCGTCCGACGGTGCTTTCCCAGGTCATCGGGTCGTCACCGCCACGAGACGCGAGGATCGTATCGTGCGCGACCACTCGCGCCCATCGGCTGAGGTGACCGTGAGAGTCAGTGACGCCTTACCCTTCGGCGCAATCGCGGTGACGCGCTCAACGGTGCCGTAGTTCCAGACGGTGAGGTCACCGATTGCGAGGTCGGCGGCAGGCTTGGCGATGTGGTTGCCGATGCCTTGCAGGTGGATGGTGGTCACGTGGTGCTCCTTCCGAGAGCTGATGTGACGATCCTATCTGCACGGTAGCGACCGTGCAAGAGGGGACTTAACTGAAGTCCGAGATGTAGAAGACGTCGCCTTGGCCCTCGTGCTTTCCACCGACGACGAAGAAGCTCTGGCCCATGCCGTTGCCTTCCGAGGCATCCCACCAGCAGCGCGGCGAGTCCTCTTCACGACACGCCGGAGCATGCCCACGCAAGTAGGCGAGCACGTGGGCACCGGTCAGCCGGTGCGCCTTCCCATGCCGGTCACGGACCACCAGACGCCCCGTGTCGTCATCAGCATCAGCAACACACGACACATGGTGGTGCGAGTTGCACCACGTGCGCAGGTCGTTCTCGCGATGTGATGTGGCGGCGTCAGCCGACACCGTAGAACCGGCGACCAAAGCCACCGTGACAGCTACACACACGGCCAACTTCCGAAACATCAAGCGCCCCTTCCGAGAGCAACCGGCACACGTTAATGAGAACCATGTGCAACAACGAACCAGCACCCGTAACCACGGGGATTCAGACCAGATAACCCGGTCGTCTTCGCATCCGCATGTGGTGCTGATGAGTCAACCCTAGTTGCACGGTCGCGACTGTGCAAGCGCCCATTGTGCTGACTTATGTCGCAACCCACCACAGCTCAGCCGGTGCGCGCACATACCACCCAACCCAGCTACTCGCAACCCCCTACCCCTGTCGGCTGCGTACGAGGCGCGTACGGGTAACGCTCACTGTCTCGCTAAACAGGTCTTGGTTTCGGCAGAAATTATGGGTGACAGAATTCCTGGTCTGGGTGGGGCTGGTGTGGGCGCGTGATGGGATTCTGGGTGACGGTTCGGGGTCATCGGCAGGTTGACACGTCACCGAGTTTCCTGACGGAAGTATGGGATCTGGAGGGCAGTAGAGAAGGGGGAAACAGTAAAACCCCTGGTCAGTGAAACTCTTTCGGGTAGTCCGTTTGTACTCCTGATGCTAGACAACTATGACCGTAGCGAGTACACTCAGAGGCTATGGGACGGGTAATACGGGTCGACGAAGACCAGCTGGAACGCATCTACGACGACGACGGGACGTTTCGCGGACACGCGTTCCCCGCAGGAGCCGTCCAAGGCGCACCCCGCCAGAAGACCGCGAAGCTCAGCCATCCGTGGCTGATCGTGTTCCTGCCGGGGTTGCGGCGTCTCGCTCGCCTCGACGGCGACCTCACCCTCACCGACATCCGCATCCTCCTGGAGATGTTCCACCGGTCACCGGCCGACGGCGGCGAATGGGAGATCAACTCCGCCGAGGTGTGCAAAGAACTCGGCCTCTACCCGTCACGGCTCAGCGCCGCGATCACGAAGCTCGACAAGGCCGGCTACCTGATCCGCACCAGACGCGGCCATGTGTCGTTCGCGCCGCTCGTCGCATGGCGGGGCAGCAGCGCAACCCGCGAAGAACTACTCAACCCCGCTGAGGAGAGGGAACAGTTGCCATGAGCAATTCGAGAGTGCAGAAGACAAGGGTCGGCGCTGACTTATCGCCTCGTGAAACGGAGATCGTTGCACTGGTGTGTACTGATAAGGAGTTCTCTGTCGCGGAGGTGGCAGCGATCTTGGGCATTTCGCTGTTTACGGCGAAGCAGCATATGAAGATTATTCATCGGAAGTTAGATGTGAAGTCGCGGGTGGGCTTGACGCGGTGGGCTATACGGGAAGGGTTGGTGACGTTGTGAACACGTTGCATCACGAACACAGTTGGTCGCGTTGGCACGATGCTGACGCCACATTCCGGTTCATCGGCTCGGTCGAGTTGTTCCAGGTGCGGGGGTGCCAGACGTTGGCGTGTGGTCTGATCGAGTCGCGGTCGATACCGCAGGTGCTGGCGTGACAAGCGTTTTGGGTGACAGAATCGCGGCGTGGCCCGAACCCCGAAAGCCGATGTGGCGCGAGACCGTCGCATCAGCGTCCGAGTCACCGAAGGCGAAGAGGACTCGCTGAACCGGCAACGGGGCAGGCAGTCGCAGTCGGACTATGTGCGCCGGCTGATTGCGGAGGATGGGCGTCGCCAGTCGTTGCGGCGTCAGAGGGCAACACGAGCGGAAGGCGTGTGATGGCAGCGAAGGCAGTGACAGCAGAGGAGCCAGAGGAGCCGCAGGCGCCTGCTGAGGCGGCGGAGCCGAAGACGGTGGAGTACACACCCGATCAGGCGGCGTTGGTGGCGTCGAAGGGCGATCCTGCGGTGTGGGCTGCGGAGATGGCGAAGATGTTGGCGGCGGTGTCGGGGGTGTCGTATGACGCGGCGTCGACGTTGCAGCCGTGGTTCGAGTCGTTCTCACATCAGGTGTCGTTGCGGGCGGACTGGTTGACGGCGATCGGGATTGCGAACATGCAGGTCGATGCGGATCTGGCTGGCGATATTGCGTTCGAGTTGTTGGATTTTCGGGATGAGATCGCGCGAGGGATCAGGGCGAGGACGAGCAAATGAGTATTCAGTTGGCGCGGATGACGCAGAACGTGATCAACGGTGAGGTGGTGTCCGTTCGGCTGGATGTCATTGCGCCGGATGCGCGAGTGCATCTCACGGAAGGTGATGCGTTTTACACGGTGGAGATGAAGGTCGACCCGTGGGAGGTTCAGCCATGACGACGACGAATGACCGTGATTACGACTACCGGGTGCAGACGGAGAACAAGTACGGCGAGTGGGTGCCCTCGATCCCGGAGCCGGAGTTCATCGGGTACAAGTTGCGTCACTGCAAGTGCGACTGTGGCGAGAAGTTTGCGACGAAGTTGGCGTACCGCTCGCACTATGCGCTGATTCACATTCTTGGGCTGTCCTGATGGGCGCGCTAATCGGCCTGTACTGGGTCGTGTTCCTTATCGGCCTGATCGTGTATGTGCGGATCGGGTTCGTGAACGAGTGGGTCGCAATCATGTGCGGTCCCGGCGTGGTGTTTCTGATCGGCTGCTTCGTGCTGGCGGTTATGACTCGCGGCAGGTTGCCTCGCTGATGGGTGCGGTGAAGCACAAGCTCGACATTCAGTACGTCGAGACGTCTGCCCTGGAGCAGCACCCTGATAATGCGAATAGCGGCGACACGGAGGCGATCAAGGACTCGATCGACGTCAATGGCTTCTTCGCGCCGCTGGTTGTGCAGCGGAAGACGCACCGGATCCTTGCCGGCAACCACCGCTATGTCGCGGCCATTGCTGCGGGGATGAGCGAGGTGCCGGTCGTGTATGTCGAGGTATCCGACATTGAAGCGAAGCGGATCATGGTCGCGGACAACCGCACCACCCGCCTCGGTCACGATGACGAAGCGATGATGGCTGATCTGCTGGAGGAGTTGTACAACTCGAACGACGGTCTGTTTGGCACCGGATACACGTTGGAAGACTACGACGAGCTGATCGAACTCGGCGGCAGCCCGCTCGAATTGCCGGATGCGACGGATGAGCCGGAACGTCATGTCGAATTCACGGCTGGCGGAGACAAGGGCCCGCATCGCGAGCGTCTGCCGTTCAGTCTGGAGCCGCAGGTCGACGATGATGGCGACTGCGAGACGGTCACGCTGATCAAGCACGGCGGCGAGCCGATTATGGCCCGCGATTTCAACGCTCTGCGGGTGGCGTTGGGGATGACGCCGTTGACACGGGACGAGTTGGCGACGTATTCGGTGCCGCGCTGGAATCGAAAATGACGAAACTAACTCGCGCCGATTTTGCCGATCCGTACGAACGTGTTGCTTGTAGCTGGATGCTTCATCTAGGAATTGACTTTAATCAAATGATGGTCGAAGACATGGCGGAAGATTTTCATTGGCTAGCAGTACGTTTGGCCGCTGGGGAAGACCCCGAACCGTGGCATCGGAAGTGACTTATGGTTGAGAAAAAGACGGTCCGCATCGGCGACGACCCGGACGATCGGGAAGTTTCCGAGGGCGCCACCACCTATTCGGAGCCTGATCTCGGTTCGGACATGCCTGCCACTGTGGTGCAGCGCCGGGATGCGTCTCGTGTGTCTGCCCGCCAGGGACGCGCTGCGATGAACATGAGCATCGCGGGTGCGACATACGAGGAGATCGCGGAGAAGTTTGATTACGCGTCCGCTGTCGTGGCCCGTGTCGTGGTCGAGGAGACGATGGCGAAGGCGTACCCGCAGGAAGCGGCGGCGTCGATGTTTCAGATGACGTACGCCCGGTATGAGCGGCTGCTGCGTGGTGTGTTTCCGAAGGCCGAGCCAAAGATTCCGGCGCTGGACCCGGACACGGGCGAAGTGTTGCGCGTCAATGGCAAGGCAGTGATGGTCGATAACCCGGATCACATTGCGTATGTGAAGCTCGCGGCTGACATTGTGCAGAGGGAAGCGAAACTGTTCGGAGTTGAGGCGCCGGTGCAGGTGCAGATCACTCCTTCGACGGAGCGGTATCAGGAGTTTGTGCAGATGGTGGTGTCGCGCTCTCGGCAGGACGAAGCGGAAGAGGCCGACATCTTTGCTGAAGTAGAGGATGCGGAAATAGTTGATGAATGAGTGCACGCTTTGCGACGACGAAGATTCGTTTGAATGCGCTGATGGATACCACAATAAGTGTGTGGGCAGTAGTGGTTGCGGTATGTGCATGTGTATTTGCCATTCTTTTCCAGAGCCGAACGTACGGTTCGTGCATCGCGGCAAAGTTTGGGAGCGAGACGACGCGGGCAAGACGCATTTCGCGAGCATGGTATGAGTAAGCGCACCTGGGCAGAGGTGCTCAATGACCAGGCCGCTGCGCGCGAGGACCGCGAACCGCGCCGGACCGTCGGCATCAACTTCCCCAACGATCTGTACTCGCTCGTCGCCGAAGCCGCCCGCATCCGGGGCATGTCCTACACCTCGTATGTGCGCCGAGCTGCCCTTGCGCTCGCCGAGGCTGATCTCGGATTCGACTGGGCAACGCTGATGGTTGAGGAACCTGGCATTGTTGCTGACGTTGAGAGTCGGTCAGCCTTGGCAGGCAAGAAGATGGCCGGGCACGGGTACGGCCCGTGGAAGATCGAGGCGTTGGGTAAGCATTTCGAGGAGGACTGAGTGTCGCCGTCCCTCGAAGATGAACTGAGTCGCTGGAAGCCGGAAGCGCGCGACAAAGCTGTTGCCGAGATCGAGCGGCGTCTGTCGACTGAGCGCAAGATCTGGTACTGCAAACGGCCGCGACCGCAACTCATCCCGAAAGCGGACGGCAAGTGGGAGATCGTCGGCGGTTGCGATGGTCGCCCGCACGACGGTGCCCCGTACCCGCACGCCCGCGCCGACCAGTGGCCGCCTCCCGGCGCCGACTGGCTGCTCTGGTTGATCCTGTCCGGGCGTGGTGCTGGCAAAACGAAGACTGCGACGGAGTGGGTTCGGTCCATCACCAAGGTCGTGCCCGCTATCGCCCTCATCGGCCGACGTGGTGTCGACGTTCGAGCGACGATGATCGAAGGTGCTGGCTCAGGACTGATCGCCGCGTGCGAGCGGGCAGGTGTCGGGTACACGTGGGAGCCGTCGAAGCGTGAGTTTACGTTCGAGAACGGCTGCAAAGCGTTCGGGTATTCGGCTGAGGAGCCTGACTCGCTGCGTGGCCGTGAGCATGGTGCGGCGTGGGCTGACGAGTTCTGCCACATGCCGTTGCTGAACGAGGTGTGGTCGAACTTGGAGTTCGGGTTGCGTGTCCCGGGGATGCCGGGCGGCGCGAAGATTCTGGGGACGTCGACGCCGCTGCCGTTGCCGTTTCTGAAGGAGCAGATTGTGAAGCCGTCCACGCGGCGCGTCACGGTCTCCACGTCCGCGAACCTGGACAACCTGGACCCGGGTATGCGTGAGCGGATTTTGGCCGCGTACGCGGGCACCAGGAAGGGCCGTCAGGAGTTGGAGGGTGAGATCCTCGAAGATGTCGAGGGCGCCTTGTGGTCGGATGAGTTGATCCGGGTGATGCAGGCCGCGCCGGAGAACATGGATCGGCGCATCACCGCGATCGACCCGGCGGGCACCGCGAACCGGCGCTCTGATGAGACGGGCATTGTGACGGCTGGGAAGCTCGGCCGTGAGGGGTTTGTGCTCGCGGATGATTCGGGGAAGTACAGCCCGACCGGGTGGGCGGATAAGGCGATTGACGCGTATCTGCGGTGGGGTTCGGACGCGATCGTGGTGGAGAAGAACTTCGGTGGCGATATGGTGCGGACCACTATTGAGCAGCAGGCGAAGGAGCGCGGCATTCTGGTGCGTGTGATCGTGACGACGGCGACGAAGTCGAAGCAGTTGCGTGCTGAGCCGATTGTGGCGCTGTATGAGCAGAAGCGGGTGTATCACACGACGCATCATGAGAAGTTGGAGAACGAGATGTTGACGTGGGTGCCCGGTAAGGGCGATTCTCCGAACCGAATTGACGCTTTGGTGTGGGCGTTGGGGGAGTTGTTCCAGCGGTTCGGTCAGGCAAACATCGCATCGCCGACGAATGCGGTGAATCGGATTGCGGCACGTCCGCGTTCGGTGACGACGATGTCGCGCAGGTCGTACGGGAGAGGATTTGGCCGATGATTCCTAGCAGCCCGTTCTATTTGGTGCTCGCAATTCTGGTCGCTGTCCTCGGCGTGGGCCGGTTGACCCGAATTCTGGTGTACGACGACTACCCGCCGACGATGTGGTTGCGTCGCAAGTGGATCGACCTCACGAAAGCGGGACCGTGGGCGAAACTTGCTACTTGCCTGTGGTGCGCTTCCCCGTATGTTGCCGCTGTGTGCGTTGCTTGGGGGGCGCTGTCGTTCAACCGCCCGTGGGAGTGGACGTGGTGGGTGTTTTGGGGGACGTTGAGCGTCGCATATGTGGCGGCGATGGTTCTCGTCCGGGACGAGCCGGCAGAATGAATCGACGACAAGCCAAAACAATCAGAGCCGCTATCCAACTAGCCCGCAATAAGGGCAATCCACGGCCTTTTGGACCGCCTATGTTTGGCAACGCTTACGCGGTTCCCCCGCGCACGCTTTTTGAGCGGACGTGGCTGGGATACCTCCAGCGTCACCCAGGTCGACCGCCCAGAGGAGGTGGCGGTGTCTCTCGCTAACGGACCAACGGTGCTCTATCGTGTCCCAACAGGGCCAGACCAGGGGGATTGATGCCGCGAACGTCGACGCGAGGGAACTTCCGCAGCGAAGTCCTCAACGAACGCGCCGCCCCGGGCCTGATCGCGTCGGCCCGCAACTTCAAAACCGACCCTTTGAAGGACACCGGTCGGATGAACCGGGTTCGGGCGGAGGGTTGGCAGAAGATCGCGTGGGAGTTCTTCGACACCGTCCCCGAGTTCCACTATTCGGTCACTCTTGTCGCAAATCTGATGTCGCGGGCGAAGCTGCTCGTCACGAAGGATGGCAAGCCGACCGATGACCCGAAAGCTGTTGCCGCTCTTGCTGCATTGGGTGGCGGTCCGGAGGGTCAGACGGAACTGCTCCGCCAGTACGGGATTCATTTTACGGTCGCGGGCGATTCGTACCTGATTGGCATGGATCGCAAGGGTGTCGAGGACTGGTTTGTCGCTGCGGCGTCGGAGATCAGCGCAGACCCGGCGACGAAGGTGTGGAAGGTTGGCGAGGAGGAACTCGCGACCACCGATCTGGTGATTCGGGCGTGGCGTCCTCACCCGCAGAAGCGGCACCTGCCTGATTCTCCGACGAGGGCGGCGCTGCCGGTCCTTGCGGAGATCGACGGGTTGACGAAGCATGTGGCGGCGCAGATCGACTCGCGTCTCGCGGGTGCCGGCATCCTGTTCATCCCTGAGGAGATGAACATTGGGAAGCCGCCGGTACCTGCCGCAACGGTGGGGCCGATCCCGGATGTTGAGCCAACACCGGTGGTAACGGACTCGAATCCGGCTTCGGATCTCATGTTGGAGATCATGGAGACGGCGTCTGCTTCGCTGTCGAACCCGGGCGATGCGTCTGCTTTGGTCCCGATTGTGGTGCAGGTGAAGGGCGACACGATCAAGGACGTGAAGCACATCACGTTTTGGACGCCGCTCGACGAGCACGCGATCGAGTTGCGGAACGAAGCGATCCGCCGGTTGGCGCTCGGTATGGACATGCCACCTGAGATTCTGATGGGCAACGCCGACTCTAGCCATTGGAACGCTTGGCAGACGGATGAGGCGGCGATCAAGTCGCACGCGGAGCCGCTGCTGTTCGCAATCACGGATGCGCTGACCGAGGGGTATCTGCGGCCGGCGCTGTCCGCCGACGATGTCGACGACGCAGAACTTGACTCGTATGCGATTGTCGCGGACACGACCGAGATGCGGCTTCGCCCGAACCGTTCAGAAGAAGCGTTGGAGTTGTACGACCGCGGAATCCTGTCTCCGCAGACGGTAGTGCGGGAGAACGGATTCGACCCGGATAACGACGTCATGTCGGACGACGAGCGGGCGATGTGGATGCTGTTGAAGGTCGCGACTGGGCAGACGACTCCGGCGATGGTTGCGCAGGCGCTAATTCAATACAAGGTGCCAGGTATCACCTTGGCGGCGGGTGAGGCGGGCGTGGTGCCGGTGGTTGAGGATGGCCCGCAGTCGCAGCACGAGGCGCGGCCGACCCCGTCGTTGCAGGATCACCCGACGTTGGGTCCTCCGGACCCGGACGAGTCGGAGGCGATCACGGCGAGTCTGGTGGGGCCCGCGTTCGCGATGGTTGACCGAGCGTTGGAGCGGGCCGGGAACCGGTTGCGCAACAAGCTCGGCGATGTGCGCGTGCGCGACGGGCAGAACCGTCTCGTCGCCGCGGTGGAGACGTACCGGTTCGTCCGCATCGACTTCTCCACGGGTCTGCTCGACGAACTGTTGACGGACGCGTGGGGGCATTGCGATCGGTTCGCGCACGAGTTCGAGGTGGACGGGAAGTGGTTGCGGAACGCGCTCGACACGTACACCCGTGAACTGCTCCAGTTCGGCCGCCCGAACGATCGGCGTGCGTTGCAGGCGCATCTTGCACTGACGGCGAAGACGCGGCCGGAGAAGGTGCGTCCGTGACTCCGGAAGCGTTCGCAACAAACCGGGGCGCACGCCTCGACGAGGTCGACAAGGAGCTGCTGCCGGTCGTTAAGAAGGCGCTGACGCATTGGTCAGCGAAGACCGACTGGTATGAGGACATCGTCGAGGGCGCTTCGGTGCTGTGGCAGGAGATGTTCGAGCAGTCGGTCCCCGACGCGGACCCGAAGCAGCGCGACAAACTTCTTGCAGCGTTCCAGAACGATCTGCGGAAGACGCTCGCGAAGACGCAGGACCCGGCTGTCGCGAACTCCGACCAGGCGAACGTCATCACAGAATGGGTGTCGACGTCGACGTCGAATCACGCCGAGTTGCGTGCCGCCCGGGTGAACAAGCATCCGGCTCTGCGGTGGGTTACTCGCCACGACGACAGGGTCCGGGCGCTCCACCGTGAGATGGATGGCGTGACTGAGCCGGCTGGTTCGATGTTCAAAGTCGGCGATGTGCTGATGTCGTACCCTGGCGAACCAGTCGGGGACCCGGCAAACTGGATTCGTTGCCGCTGTCTGCTGCAACGTGTAGGTGAGGGGAAGTCGATGGCAGGGAACCTGACCGCGTTTACGGAGGCGCCCACGCTGGTCGCCGCCGCACCCCCGGCCGACCTCGATGAGACGCCGGTCGACATGCCGCAGCCGACCCCGTTCCACGGTGTTGCCGCCCCGACGGACACCCCGTCCGGGGACGGTCGCCAGCTTTCCTCGACCGGGTTCTCGAATCGTTCCCTGCCGCTTCCATTCGCGTACCAGAAGGGCGGTTTCCACGGGGGAGACCCGGGCCCTTCCGTGACCGTCGGCCGTATCGACTCGGTGCAGCTCGACGACGCGACCGGGCTTGTGCATTTCGCGGGCCAGTTCTCGCCGAACATCCCCGAAGCCGACGAAGCGATCCAGCATGTTGTCGACGGGACGATGCGCGGCGTATCCATCGATCTCGGCGCGATGGTGGTTGAGCAGCCCGACTTCGACGACCCGTCCGTTATGGCGGCGTTGGAGGACGGCACGCACGTGTCGATCTTCTCGCAGTGGGAAATCGCGGGCATCACGATGGTGATGGTCCCCGCTTTCGCGCAGGCGTTCGTTGCGCTCGGCCCGGCTGAGGACGACCCGAACCCGTTGGTCGACGACGGCTCCGAGTCCGGCGACGAATCCGATGCTGTCGACGACGCACCCGATTTTGCTGACACGTCAATGAAGGGCCGGAAGAAGTCGGCCGACGCCGGTCACGCGATGGACGACGGCAGCTTCCCGATCGAGAACGTCCAGGATCTGAAGAACGCTATTCAGGCGATCGGACGGGCGAAGGATCCGGCGAAGGCGAAGGCGCACATCAAGAAGCGCGCCAACGATCTCGGCCAGCCGGACCTGATCCCGGAGAATTGGAGCACGCAGGTCGCGTTCGGTGTCACCTCGAACCCGTCGACTGAAGACGGCCCGGGCTGGTTGACGGACCCGAAGGACACGCAGCGGCTCCGCTCGTACTGGACTCACGGCGAGGGTGCCGCGAAGATCGCATGGGGAACCGACGGCGACTTCGACCGCTGCCGGTCGCACCTCGGCAAGTATGTGGAGCCGCAGTACCTTGCGGGGACGTGCAGCAATCTGCACAAGGTCGCGACGGGTGCATGGCCGGGTCACGCACCGGGGGAGTCGCTGGTGGCGGCTGCGGCACGCCTATGGGATACTGTCTTCTATGGGAAGACGGAAGGTGCCGCTCGCGGAGCGGTTTTGGCAGAAGGTGGACCGGAGGGACTCGACCGAGTGTTGGCTCTGGTTGGGCACGCGGACCGTCCCGAGGGCGAATCGGCAACCGGACGATCGGTACGGGCAAGTCTGGAATCCAGACGGCCCTCCTCTATTAGCGCATCGAGTGGCGTGGGAATTGTTGATAGGGCCAATACCGGACGGCATGACGCTGGATCATTTGTGTCGACAGCGCCTGTGCTGCAACCCGGCGCACCTGGAGCCAGTGGATCGGCAGGAGAACACACGGAGACAATGGGATTTTCGAGGTCGGAAGTTGCTGTGTCCGCAGGGGCACGAGAAAACGGGCAAGACGTCGAAGGGGTACGCGCGCTGCTTGGTATGTCATTCGCAAGAACAGCGCCGTCGGTCAATCTCGTAGCTTCCGCAGCTCCGGACATTCCTCCGGGCGATTGGTTCCAGGATCCCAAGTTGTCTGCCCTGACGCCTTTCACGGTCATGGACGATGGTCGAGTTTTTGGTCATGTAGCCGGTTGGTCGGTTTGTCACATCGGTTTCGACAAGGTGTGCACGACCGCGCCGACATCGCAGTCCGGCTACGCGTACTACCGGACCGGGGAAGTGGAGACCACTCTTGGACGTGTCCCGGTCGGTCAGATCACGATGGGTGCAGGTCACGCGAACATGCGCGCTGATGCGGCGACTGCTGCTGCTCACTACGACAATGTGGCGCACGCCGTCGCTGATGTGGCGGCTGGCGAAGACCAGCACGGGATCTGGGTCGCAGGTGCACTTCGACCCGGGCTGCACGAGGATGACGTGCGGGCGTTGCGGGCGGCTTCCCTCTCCGGGGACTGGCGTCGCATCCGAGGCAGCATGGAGATGGTCGCCGCTCTCGCGGTGAACGTCCCGGGGTTCCCGATTCCGAGGAATGCGTTGGCTGCGTCTGGGCAGGATCAGCTTTCGTTGGTCGCTGCTGGGGTTGTGCAGGAGGAGTCGCAGGCGCCGACGGAGGATTTCGATGGGCGGGTGGCGTTGGCTGTGCAGCGTGTTTTGGCTCGCCGGGAGAGAGTGGTTGCGGCGAAGGCGAAGGCTGCCGAGGCATCGCGGCGTGTCCGTCTGGCGCAGGCGCGCCGTATCGGGTAGGACTGTCGTATGGCGTGCAGTTGCGGGTCGAAGAATCAGGCTCATTACACGGTTACGAGACCGGATGGGACGGTCGAGCGTGGACTCACTCAGGTCGAAGCAGCCGCCCTCGCCCGCCGTACTGGCGGCTCGTATCGGTCCGAAGCCAAGTGACATGCCTTCGTTTACGCCGTCGGTTCAGTTGACGTGTGATGAGCGTGAGTCGACGTGGGGTTTGGTGTGTTGCCGTGCCCCGCATCAGGCGGGTCGGCATTCTGGGGTGAATGCGGCTGGCACCCATGAGGGGTATTGGGGTGCTGGGGTTCTGCATGTGAACCGCATCGAAGACGTCGTCATCGCGTGAGCTGCATATGAAAACAAACGCGGAGCTGCTAGTGGCTGCTATCCGTGCGATACCGGATAAGCAGTTGCGCGAGCATATCCGGAGGCGAAAAGCTCTCGACGCCCAGGGCTTGTACTTTGTTCCGACTTGGGCCGACGGCGAAGCGTCGCCTTCTGACTGAACTTTAACGGCTGGACGCACAACGTCCCCGATCTCACCCTCGCCCACCAAGATCCCCACCTTGGTCCGGGGTCCACGAGATCGGGGACGTGTGGCGGTCCGGCCGAACCGCGCAGTGGTGCAGTCCCGGCCGAGGATCGCGCGTTTGCTCCCCGGCGCGGGCCTGCACGATCAGGTTACGCCAGAGCGGTGTACAACCAAGTACCCGCAACACGCACGGCAATCTTCGCCGAACCGTTCGTCGAGTTCACGACCAGCACCGCAGTCGAATCGTTCGGAGCCGACGCGAAATCGGCATCCGTCACCGTGGTCTTCCCAGCACCCGACTTCGTCGGAAACACGAAGATCCGGTTGGACACGTCGAACGGGTCACCGGCCGGCGCCGCCACATACGCGGTCTGCACGGCTGTCGGGACGATGTAGCCGCCGAGGTTCGGCGAGTACGAGATGGTCGACCGGGACACACTGGCACGATCGGCGGCAGCGTCGACGGCGCGGGCGTTGGCGCCGGTCTGGGTTGCCGAGATCAGCACGTAGCCGGACGGGATGGTCTGTGCCATGTTGGACTCCTTGATCGGTGGTTCCGTACCGCTCCCGAGATTTGAACTCGGAACCTTCTCATTTTGAGTGAGACGCCTCGTACCGATTGGGCTAGAGCGGCAGACACATTGTATTTGCACGCAGCCACCAAATGCCATACCATCACCACCAGAACAGTTCCTCGGTCGTAGAGCCGGGCGGCAACCCACATTCTTTTGCCCCCGTTCGCATCCGACCGAAGGAAAACAAATGTTCCCCGAGGACATCACGGCAGCCACCGTCGAGCAGCTCAACGAGTCGCTCACCAACGCGCTGACCCGCTACAACGAGCTGTCGGTCATCGCCGACAACGACATCACCGACGAGCAGCTTGACGAGCTGGAGACCCTCGCCACCGGCATCGAGTCGATCCAGGCGGAGCAGTCCACCCGCGACACCGTCGCCACCGACCGCGCCTCCCGCATCGCCGCCGCCCGCGACCGCATCTCCGCAGTCACCGCCGAGACCGTCGAGGAGGAGCCGGTTGAGGAGCCCGTCGAGGAGCCCAAGGTCGAAGCGACGGAAGACGTGGTCGAAGCCGTCGCGGCTTCCGCGGCCCGCAAGGCGCCGAAGTCCCCGTCGATCATCAAGCGTGCCGCCGCCGTCGCGAAGCGTCCCGAGGCGCCCATCCGCATCGAGGACGACGAGAAGCTGTTCTCCCTCATCGCCTCCGCGGACGTCCCCGGGTTCTCCACCGGTCAGGCGATCAGCGACTTCGACCAGGCCGCGCAGGCGTTCATGTCCCGTATCAAGGGATTCCGTCAGCCGACCGGCTCCACCAAGATCTCCAACTCGTACGGCGTCTTCCAGATCCAGAAGAAGCCGCAGGAGGGCCTGTCGATCACCGACCGCATGTCCGACGAGGACGTCGCCAAGGTGTTCGCGTACGCTGCCGACCAGACCCGACTCCCCGGAAGCAGCCTCATCGCTGCCGGTGGTTGGTGCGCCCCGTCGGAGATCATGTACGACATCCCCACCCTGGAGACCGTCGACGGCCTGCTGTCGCTTCCCGAGGTGACCGTCAACCGGGGCGGCTTCCAGCACACCACCGGCCCCGACTTCGGCAACGATATCTACGGCAACGCGAACTTCGGGTTCACGTACACGGAGACGCAGGTCGTCGCCGACACTGTCAAGCCGTTCCTTGACGTGCAGTGCCCCCCGTTCACCGAGGTCCGCCTGTCCGTCATCGGCTTCGGCATCCGCGCCGGCATCTTGACGAACAACGCCTGGCCTGAGCTGATCAAGCGGTACATCTCCGGTGCTCTTGTCGGCCACGCGCACCGCAAGAACTCGTACATCATTTCCTCCGTCGCGTCCAAGATGGGCACCCCGATCACGGCGGAGACGTACGGTTCCGCCGCCGGTGACAGCCTCGCCGCGATCGAGCAGCAGGTCGAGCGCCTCCGCTACAAGTGGCGTCTCCAGCACAACGCCACCCTGGAGGGCTTCGCCCCCTACTGGCTGCTCCCGGTGCTCCGCCAGGATCTCGCCGCCCGCAACGGTGTCGACTACATGTCCGTCACCGACGCGCAGATCATCTCCTGGTTCGCGACCCGCGGCGTCGCCTTCCAGTGGGTGTACGACTGGCAGAACCTCGCCTCGACGGGCACGACCTGGCCGACCACCGCTCAGGTCGCGATCTACCCGGCCGGAACGTACGTCGTCGGCGGCGGCCCCGTCATCGACTTCAACGCCCTCTACGACTACGACGGCATCAAGGTCAACACCTACACCGCCATGTTCGTCGAGGAGTCGATCCTGGTCGAGCAGATGAAGGCCGAGGGCCGACTCATCACCCTCCCGACGGGCCAGACGCAGCTCCTCGGCAAGACCGGTCCGCAGACCATCAACCACGCCTGATCAAACCCGGGAGTCGTAAACCCCTTGCGGCTCCCGGGCAACATCTCCTGAGAGGAGGTCGGGGATGGCACTGGCACCGGTTCTCGGACGCGTCTACATCGACGTTCCACCGTTCGCACCTTCTACTTCCGGCATCCTCGCCGCCGCGCAGGCGACCGGCACCCTGTTCACGTTGGACGACGGCAACCCGGCGATCCGCGGTTTCCAGTTCGACACGGACGGCATCAAGCAGATCGTCACGTTCAACGTCGTCGACTGCGAGTCGACGGCTACCGCGGCAGCGTTCGACGGCGAAGACGTCGTGCAGTCGGGTAACCCGTTCACCGTCTACGGCGGGTACGAGTGCTCGCTGGCTGTGACCGACATGGACAAGGCGAAAACCATCGCGACTCGCCGCCTCACGAACGGCGAGACAGTCGGGGTGGAGCGGAACCTGTGGGCTAACGTGTTCCCTGCTGCTATCGACATCACGCCGACCCCTGGTGTGGCTGTGAAGCCGGCAGCGGCGCTCGGTATCGCAGCCGAGTACGCAGGCAACAACTACGCCGGAGTTCCTCTCTACCACGCCGGCCGACGCCTGTCGGTGTCGCTGGCAGCCCAGCAGCTTGTTGAGGCGGAACCGCTCGGTCACGTCGACAACGCCGCGATCAAGGGTGGCGGCATCCTCGTCAACGGCGGCGGCTACGTCGGCACCGGTCACCCGTCGACGGCGAACGCGCCGACTTCAACGCAGTGCTGGTTGTACGTCACCGGCCGGGTCGTTCTCGTCCGTGACCAGATCGACACCTACCAGGGTGTGAAGACCAACCACAACAACGCGGTCACGATCGCCGAACGCACCTACGTTCCCGCGGTCGAGTCGATCCTCGCAGCCGTCCTCGTCGACCTGTCTGACGGGGCCCCATCATCGAACCTGTCCGCCGCCAACAACGGCGACGGCACCTACACCTTCACTCAGAAACCGTAAGGACTCGTCATGCCTCAGATTCCCGACGGCTACTCCGTCATCCCCGGCTCTGGCCGTGAGGTCGCCCAGGCGATCGTCAAGGCGGTCGAAGCGGCCGGCGGTAGTCACGGCGACGTGATGCTGTCCCCGACGGTCGGCTTCGTCGTCCCGGACGAGGTCGCGAAGAAGTACAAGGCGCCGAAGATCGACGAGGACGAGCAGGTCGACGACAACGCGCCTGCGTCCGCGACGGACACCATCGAGCCGCCGGAGGAGTCCACCGGGTTCGCCACGTCAGACTCTGACGAGAAGCCCGCTGAGACCCCGAAGAAGAAGTCTTCGGCCAAGGCCGAATAGCCCACGAACCAGTCCAGGAGAACATCATGGCAGGCAGGAAGACCGACAAGCTGATCCTTGTCAACGGCAGCCGCATCCGCGCGACCCGGCTCGACGCCTGCGGCCGTGTGGTGTTCGGCGACAACAACGTCGTCATCACAAAGGGTTGGGCGTCGGTTGCGATCACGACGAACACCACTTCCACTGATGCTGTGACGGTGAAGAACGCGGACGGCGAGACGCTGGTCAACGTTCCCGAGAAGACGTCGTTCTCGAACCTTGGGGTGGAGATCTCGCTTATCGAGGTGGATCCGGAACTGTTCGCCCTGTTCACCGGCAACACGGTGCGGCATGACGCGAACGGTGTCGTCACCGGTGTGAACATCGACTCGAAGACGGACCTGAACGGGCAGGGTGTCGCCCTCGAAGTGTGGGCGGGCGCCCCGGCTGGGGACGCCTGTTCCGATGATGCTGCTGAGGGCTCGTACGGGTACGCGCTCCTCCCGTTCCTCCAGGGCGGAATTCTCGGCGATCACACGTTCGCTGAGGGTGCGATCAGCTTCACCATGACCGGCCTTGTTTCGAAGGACGGCAACTCGTGGGGTGTTGGCCCGTACGACGTCGAGATCGGCGCTGACGGCAACCCGGCCCCGCTGTTCGAGCCGCTCACGTCCTCAAACCACGAGGTGCTGGAGATCGTCGGCCTCACCCCGCCGGACGCGTACGACGGTGCACGGCCTCAGCTCGACCCGTCCGCGACCGCTGTCACTGGTATCACCGATGCTGCGGCGACGGGTTCTCCGCCTGCTCACACCCGCACGTTTACGGCGACGGGTGCGACGTCGGGTTCGCAGGTGTGGTGGGAGTTCGGCGACGACGAGTGGGATTACGTCACTGGCCCGACGATCACGCACACGTTCCCCGCGGCGGGCACGTACACGGTCACGGCTTCGACGAACGGCACCTGGGTCTCGCACTTGGTCACGATCTCCTGACCGCATGTCGGACCCGCAGGTGAAGGCCGGCGACGGCATGGTCGCTCTCGGCGAGTACGGCGAGGGTGAGATCGTGCTGCCGCCGTCGCCGTACCCTGATGTGCTCGGCGACTGGTCGGGCAAGCGACCGGACATCACGGACTCGAACGCGGCGATGGTCACGGTTGCGGAACAGTTGGCGTGGGCGACGATGCTGCGGCTGACCGCGTATCAGGTGGTTGTTGCGCCGGTCACGGTCCGGCCGATGTGCGAGTTTTGTGCGCGCCGTACCTGGCTGTCAGACACGGTCGGGTTCACGATTGGTGGGTTGGTGCCGTGGGATTCGATGCTGTTCCGCGGGTTCGGTTCGTGGGCGACGTGTGGGTACGGGCATTACTCGCTGCCGTTGCCACGTCCGGTGGGCCGCATCGTTGAGGTGAAAGTGGACGGCCAGGTGGTGTCCACGGACTCGTACCGCGTCGACAACGGCAACGAGTTGACTCGTTTGGACGGTCAGACGTGGCCGACGTTTCAGAGCCCGCAGACGCCCGTTGACGAGGCGACTGCGTTCACGCTCACGTACTACCCCGGGTACCGGCCGGATGCGCCGTTCGTGTGGGCGACAGGCGTGCTGGCAAGCGAGTTCTACCTTGCGATAAACCCGCAGCCTGGGAAGCAGAAGTGCCGGCTTCCGTCTGGTGTGACTTCGGTGGTGCGGCAGGGAGTGTCGTATGAGATCGACGAGGTGCCGTTCTCGAACGGTCGTACCGGCATCACGGAGATCGATGTGGTGTTGGCGCGGTACAACCCGAATGGTTTGACGGCTCGACCTGTTGTGTTGTCGCCGGATAGTCTGAGGCGTCGACCGAGAATGTTGGGGGTGTAACTATGGCGCATATCAACCCGAACCCGCCGGTCGTTGGTGCCGACACGGGCGTGTGGGGCGACAAGCTCAATGCTGAGAACAGCACCCAGTCGGCGGCAATCAACTCGCTCGACGATCGTGCGACTGCGCTGGAGAACACGGCGCTGACAACGAATGGGCGCGTGACCGCGCTAGAGGTCGGCAGTGTGTCGAAGCCGGTGGGCGGAACTGATGGACAGCCGTTGGTGAAGAACGGCAACCAGCTTGCTTGGGGTGCACCTACAAACGTGTTCAGCGTCGTCGATAATGGGAATGGCACTTTTTCCATCAGTGGAACCGGTGTGACCGACAATGGTGACGGCACCTACACGGTCACTTATTAGGAGTAGCAGATGGCTTCGTTCATCGTTTCGACTGCGGCGCAGGTTAATGCGCAAATCGCAGCGCTGGGGACCTCAATAAAATTTGCCACCGCGCGGAGTGTTCACGAATACGGCGCCGTCGGCGACGGTGTGACCGACGATCGGGCAGCGATTGTTGCGGCGCTTGCAAACAATAACATTGTGTCCTTTAGCGATGCAGCTTACGCGATTAGTGCCCCAATCGATCTTGCGAGTAATAAAGTTCTCGTCGGCTTGGAAGCGATTCGGTATTACTCCGGCGACGCTTCAAATGTGCGCGGTACCCGCCTCAACGCTACGGCAGGATTTACCGGCGCGTACTTGATCGGTATGCAGTCCAGATCTGCGATGCGTGATCTCTTAGTCAACGCTAGCGGCGTTGCGACCGGCGTGCGGAATATTGCCACCAGTGGCATTGGCGGAAATCTGACCCGAGTAGTTATCTACGGAGCGACCGGGTCAGGGTTTAATGGCAATGGCCGCGGTTCCACTATTGAGTCCTGTTGGTTGCAGGACAACGGGGTGGGGCTGAAGCAGCTCGTTGACTCGCGGGTGATCGGCTGTTACATCAACGAGAACGGCATCGGGATCCAGCAGGGCAACGGGTCTGGCAATGTAATGATCGTTGGTAACAGTATCGAATTTAACACCGACGACGGCATCCAGCTATATCAGTCAAACACACATGCCATTGTTGGAAACATCATTGATCGCAATGGCAAAGCCGGGATCCGAGTTGGTTCATCCGGGCTTATTTCAATCAGCGGAAATGTATTAAAGCGTAACGGTAAAAACTCATCTGGCACTGCAAGCGGCGACTGCCAAATCGCCCTGTCGTACAACATCGGTCAAGTGTCGATTACGGGCAACACGACCGGTGTCGGCGCAGAAGATGATGGTAGCGGATACACCAGCCCCGCCTACGCGCTTTATCGTGAAGGAAACTCCGGCGACCTAATCATTGCAGGTAATGGGTTCCGCGGGTTTGTGACATCTGTCCAGTCAATACCTACACCGGACACGGGCACAGCGACTTTCAGCGGCAACGCTGGTCTCACAGACACGGGCAGTAGTAGCGGAGGGGGTGGCGTCGTTATTGACGATTCCAGCACCTCGACCAGCAAAGTGTGGTCTTCGTCAAAGGTCTCGTCAACGCTCGCCGGGAAGGCAGCGCCGGCGGACATTTCGGCAGCAATTGCAAATTTTGTTGGGCCAACGCAGGCGGCGAAGAATCCGGATCTCCTTATCGTCGGCAGTATCAACCGCGACGTGAATGAAGTCATCACAACCGCAGCGGTTGTTTGGCCGGACGGCACCCCAGGAACTTTTACTACCCTGGCCGTCGACGCGACGGGCGCGGTCAACCGATACTCAATTACCTACGGATCTCCTGTCACGAAGACTTACACGCAACCAACAATCACGCGAGACGCGTCGGGTGCAGCAATAAATGTCCCGCAGATAACGGTGGCTTGAGCATGTATTACTCAACCGATCATGAAGACTTAGATAGGGTTCGAATCTACCTATTTGACGACTCAAGTGTTACCTGGAATGAGGCCGTTTAAACATGGGCATTCTTGACGTCCCCCCGCTTACTAAGCCCGTCGCCGACGCGACTTACGGGCTGAAGAACGCTGATCGATCGTCTTTGAACCGCATGACGTTTACGCGTGCAAACGGCGGCAACCCTGTTTTCACTGTGGCGGCGCAGAACCCGGTGTCCGGCGCGACTCCGTCGCCGTCAATCTACTGGCCGTGGATCATCGACGCTCGCGCACAGTTCGGCTCATCCGCGCTTGACGAGTTCTACATGTACTACTCCACCGACCACGACACCGGGACTGGCGGGATCTACCTCGCCACCGGCCCCACCGAGCTTGGCCCGTGGTCCACTCGCGGCCGGGTGTACGTCGACACCACCTCGGGTACTCAGTCAGAGACCCCGACCGTATTCCCGGACCCGACCGGCGCGGTCGCGCTGATCATGATGTACCAGCAGGGCGGCGTCTCCGGAGCGGTCGGGCAGCAGACCACGATGTACGCCACCAGCAACGACGGCGTCACCTGGACTCGCGGCGGAATCGCCCTCGACATCCCGACAGGGTGGCCGTCGGACGGCCACACCGGATATGCACGCGTCGCACAAGTTGGTAACGCTCTGTACTGCCACAGTCTTGCCGGCGGCGGCGACTACGGAAAGTTTGCACTCTGGTCCTCTACTGATGGCCGCAAGTGGTGGCTTCAGCCCGACCATCTCAACTACGGCATTGACCAGACCGGAGATGGGCGCCTCATCTCCTGGAACGCCGGCAATGTCATTGACTGGTACGGCGCTCCCTGGTGGGTCGGGTTCACTTCCGACTTCACCTCCGGCACCACTCCGAAGGACGCACGCCTCTGCGTTGCACCGATTGCACCCAGTTTGCGTCACCTTCTCGCTCCGCCGAAGTACGTGCTCTATCCTGCCGTCGGGACTGAGACCACGAACTATCGGGCGATGTTCTCGTTCGTTTCTCGGAAGGGTGTCCTAATCATGTACTACCAGTCTGGGTCGAGCTTTTTCGTGGCCACTGCGCAGCGTCTCGGTGTCGCCTGATGGTCGCGCTCGGGAAGCGCCCCGATGGCTCATTGATCCTCCCGGGGGCGGTCGAGCACGTCGCGGACTACGACTTCGCTTGGTCGCCAGCTTTGCCCAGCGACGCCACTGCGCCTGTGGGAACTGTCGCTGCGTCCGGGTCGAACGGTGTCGGCAAGCTGAACATGACGACCGGAACGACGCAGTACTCGAACGCCGAGATCGACCTCACCAGTAAGCAGGTTGATCTCACGGCCGTGGCATCAGTGCTGTGGGAGGTCTACATCGACATCAACGGCGCATCGCAGCCGGCTGTAATGTTCCTCACCCTCGAAAGCGGTTCGACCGCGGGTGCCACATACCGGTACCAGGATAAAGTGATTCGAGCTCGCGCGACGGGCAGCACTGACATTTCTGTCCCGCTGGCCTTCCCCGCAGTCGCGAGAACCATGAGCATAAAACTCGGACTTCTCATTCTCCCGCTGGAAAAGACTGCCGCACTGCTCATTGGCGATCAGGTCGTAAACGCAGGAGTACTTACAACCCTTGTAAAGGATATCGTAATTCCGAAATTTGTCATTCAGACGCCCGATGCCGGGACCGCACGGACGGTCGGCGTTCGGAGAATGACTCTTCGGGTTCGTACGACCTGAACACCGAGTGAGGTCGGTGCGAGTCTCTTGTCCGCTGTTCACTTTGACACCAGGACTCAGTGGCAAGATCGTTACATGCTGAAGCTCGGTAAGACTCCCGCTCGTTCTGGTGCTTATGGATCCGTGGCGCTGGTCAACTACCTCACAACTGCTTTGCCCCCGGCTCCTGCAATATTTGGGCACGCAGATGTTGTCACCGAGTGGGGCATGGACGGGAACGATAACTACGGCGACTGCGTGTGGGCGGGCGCCGACCATGAGCACCTGTATTGGAACGCGCAGGCGAAGAAGCTGGTGTCGTTTTCAACAGAGACGGCACTTGCCGACTACGCGGCTGTTACCGGGTTTAACCCAAATGACCCGAATAGTGACCAGGGCACCGACATGGCGCAGGCGGCGAAGTACCGTCGCACTGTCGGCGTGATCGACGGCAATCAGAAGCGCCACAAGATTGACGCCTATCTGGCACTGCCGGGCATCAGTGCTCGCGGCCGGAACAGTGTCACGATGTTGGGCTCGCTTGCTTCCGCGGCGTATGTGTTCGGCGTCGTTGGGGTCGGCATCGAGTTCCCGAGTAGTGCGATGGGCCAGTTCAACACGGGCCAGCCGTGGGATGTGGTCGAGGGCGCGTCGATCGAGGGTGGCCACTATGTTCCGCTGATCGGCCGCAACGCTGCGGGCAACTTCCTTGTCGTCACCTGGGGCAAGGTTCAGGAGGTCACTCCTGCGTTCCTGGAGGCATATGTCGATGAGGCGCTCGTGTATCTGAATCACGAGCAGCTCGTCAACGGGGTCGGCATCGATGGGTTCGACCTTGCCGCACTTCAAGCGGACCTTGCCGCGCTCGGCGGAACACCTGCACCTACACCCACTCCCAGCCCTACACCGGTTCCGACCGATCCGCTGGCAGAGGCGCGTGCGGTTCTCGACCCGTGGGCAAAGAAGTCGCACACGGGTTCGAACAAGAAGGCCGCAGCCGCGTGGGCGGCGTACTCCGCATCAGTGTGATGTTGGATTCTGGCACCCACAATGGCTAACATCAGCGTGTGACCGACGCCCCCGAGTACGTAGACGACGACATCGCCTACTTAACCGGGACCGGCCTTGGGAATCTGATTCCTGCCGAACTGGCAAAACGGGACCTGCCTGGCGTGTGTGACGGGGCGGTGATGCCTGGTGCCGAAACCGCATTTGATCAGTGCGGTGGTGAATGCCCCGGTTTGTGGTGGGTGCGTGTCGGGTCCCTCTTTCCGTCATTGACGTTTCCCCAGCCCGACATCGTGTCTCACGAACGGCGTCCCGTGATCCTTGCTCAGCAGTACGAGGTTGGGCTTGTCCGTGCGATCGAGCTGCCCGACAACGGCGAAGCGGCCGACATTGAGACGCTGACCGCCTCGGCACGCCTCCAGCACGCAGACATGCGTGCCCTGCTCAAAGTGATCTGCGACTACTTTCGCGCCCACGACACTCCGTTCGTGATCGGCAACTACACCCCGTACGGACCCCAAGGGTTCTGTGTCGGGGGCTCCTGGACTGTCACCGCTTCGGCGAAGGGGCGCTGATGGCTACCGCGAAAGTCACTGTCAACCGGGCAGGCATTCAGTCTCTGTTCGAGCCCGGTGGTCCCGTCGGTCGGGAGGCGACCAGCATCGGTACGCAGACTGTTGCCGATATTCGGGCCACTGGCCCGCGCCGTACCGGACGCTTGGTCGGGTCGTTTGGCAACCGTGGCGCGATGGCGAACCTTGGCTACACCGTCACCGTGTCATCGCGGGTCGAGTACGCCGGGTACGTCACCGGCGGCACCGGGCCCCGCATCTACCCGAAGAACGGGCAATGGTTAAAGGTGCCGCGCGCTGAAGGCATGGCGCTCGGCGGCCCCGGCTCGTACACGTTCCGCCACTCTGTTCGCGGGCAGCAGGCGAACCCGTTCCACATCCGTTCCGGTGAACGCGTCCTCCGCGCTCACGGGTTCGCGATCTCTCTCAGTTAGGAGCCGCACATGGCTGTCCGTTCCATCAACTTCGAGGTCGCCGCGGAAGAGGTCGACCAAACCGACGAGGATCTGATCGACGCCACCCTAGTGGACAAGTCGGGTCGTTCGTTGGGGGCAGCGATCATGGTCCGTCAGCCGTCGCAGGGTGCGTTCGCACGCTTGTCGGTGGCGTACAACCGGTCGCAGAACATCATCACGTTGGCGTCGTCGTTGGACGACATGCTCGGCAAGATCATCGTCTCGCCCGAGGAGGCGGTGAAGATCAAGGGGTTTGAGGACCGCACCGATTTTGTCGACGCGTCCTGGGTGTGGGATGTCGTCGCGGACGACGCCTATGATTTCGACACCACCGACGTCATCTCGTTCATCGGAGATATCGCGAAGCAGTTCAGCGGTTTTCCTACCAAGCCCTCATCCGGCTCAACATCGTCGCAGCCGAAAACTGGCAAGTCCTCGACGGCCGGTTCGCGGCGCGCGGGATCGACCCGTTCCAGCTCACGATCCGTCGCTTCGGCAACCTGATCTATTCGCTTCTTCGCGATTCGATCACGGAGGAGTTTGAACTTGAACGGTTCGAGGAGGAGTTGATTCGCCCACTTCCGGGCTTGGATGCGCCAGAATCGTCGGAGCGCGATCGTCGTGAGGCTGAGATGGAAGCGTTCCGGAAAGCTCAGAACGCGTGGGGAGGTGGCTGATGCCTGGACCCAACGTCGGTCACGCAGAGATTCAGGTCGACTTTGATGGGCGTCGCCTTCCTGCTGAAGCGAAGGCGTTGGGTGAAGAGGCCGGCGTTGAGGGCGGTCGCGCGTACGGGGACGCGTCAGATAAGGAAATCCGCGACCGGTTCGCAGATACGCAGAAGAACATTGTCAAGGACGCTGAGTCGAGCGGCCGGTTCAAGGCGGCGGGTAAAGCGGGGGGCGCGTCGTTCGGGAAGAGTTTCGATGACGCATTGCAAGGGTTGGTCCGCAAGGACCTTGACAAACTTGCGACCGACATTGCGGGCATCTTCCATAACCCGGACGGTCTGAACCAGTTCGCCGCAAATCTGAAGGATGTGGACGGGGAGTTCAACCGGGTTGCCGTAACAGGCGCGAAGGTGCGCGAGAATCTCCGCCAGCTCGACAGTGCCGGGTTGCTTGCTGAGGGCCAGTTCGAGAAGTTGGCTGCGGCTACCCGGGATTGGGAGACGGAAGCACGGGTGTCCGCCCGTTCGGCTGAGACGGCACGGCTGGGTATGCAGCGGCTGTCGTCATCGTATGTGGATCTGAACAAAGAGATCGACATCGCCCGCACGAACTTGGGCAAGTCGATCGACCTGAACTTCGACCAGGCAATTCACAACGTCGACAAGTTGGCGGACTCGTTCGACCTGCTGCATCGTGAGTACACGACGCGAGACATCGACGCGTTCGGCGGGTCGACAAGGTCGGTAGCAATTGATCTCGACAAGCTTGGGCTAGCGGTCGACAACGCCGGCAAGAAGACGGAGTCAGCGGCGCCACGCGTCCGTGGCCTGTTCGGTGTGTTCGACGGTGCCGTGTCGAAGATCGCCGGTATCCCGGAACGCATCCTCAGCATCGGCAACAACAGCCGGGATGCGGGCAACAAGGCCGGGGGGGCAGCGCCGAAGTTCGGGGAACTGTTCAAGGCGTTCTCGAACTTCGACCCGGGCGATAACCTCGGCCAACTTCTGCTGCTGATCATTGCGTTCCTGCCGCAGATCACCGTGCTGGCGTCTTCTGCTGCGGCTGGTCTGGTGATCCTGGGTGGCGCGGTCACGGCCCTCGGGTTGGGTGCGGCCGGGCTGGGTATCACGTTTTCGAACGTGACGGGTCCATTGAAGGCGTTGCCGGCTGATGCGCGCCCAGCGGCGGCGGCGATTCAGGATCTGTTCGGAAAAACCGAGAAGCTGAACGGCCGCCTGCAAACGGTCCCTGGCGCTATCGCTGGTCTGCGGGCTGCGTTGCAGGGTTCGGCGTTGGACGGGTTGGCGAAGCCGATCCGCGAGTTGACCGAGTCATTGATCCCTTCGCTGGAAGGGGATTTGAAGGTCCTCGGCGGGTCGCTGAATGTGGTGCTTCAGTCGTGGCTGGCCGATGTGAACTCGTCCGGTTTCCGGTCGACTATTGAGGGCATCTTCACGGGCTTGGCGCCGTCGATCGAGAACCTTGGTCAGATCGCGTCGAACGTGTTCGGCATCATCGGTCAGCTTCTGCTCGACACCACAGGTGATGTCAATGAACTCACTGGTGGGATTGCGGATGCGACCGGTGATTTTCTCACGTTCCTGAAGTCGCCGACTGGACACAAGGAAGTACACGACTGGATCGAGGACGCCAAGCGTGTCCTCGGAACTCTGGGTGATGAACTCGGTGGCGTCGCTGCGGCGCTGGGAGACCTGCTCACCCCGAAGAACATCCAAGACACGATCACGTCGCTACACAACTTGGGTGACGCGGCAAAGGAATTGGTCGGCCTTTCCAATGAACTCGGCACCTTGGCTGTTACGACGGTGCAAGTCATCAACGCCGTTGCTGGTGTTGCCGAGGTGGTCGGGGGCGTGTTCAACTCGTTCTTTGATGCTGTCGATGGGACGGTTCTCGATCTTGGTTTGGCATTCACACAGTTGAACAGCCTAATTGGTGCATTTATTGGCGGCGTCGCAACGAACTTCGCCAACCTGGGTCAGATTATTCGAGACGGTTTAACCGGCAATATCGGGGCAATACCGGGCGATATCAACAAGTTTGTGGCCGACTCCAAGTCGGGGCTCGACAACTTGAAAAACGCAATCAAGGGTGCTGTCGGCGATTCCTCTGCCGAGTTTACGCAGTTCAGTGCTGCGACTCAGGCGTCTCTGAATCAGGTCGCGTCCAACCTCAATATCACCGGCTCCAAGGCCGACGACTTCAAGGTGAAGTTGGCGGTTCTTGCAGATGCGTCTGGTGTAAGTTTGCAGAAGCTCGCCTCCGACACAAGCCTCCACGAACTCGCCGTCGATCTGGGGACAACGGACGAGTCGGTGAAGAAGATGTTCGGCGACATCTTCAACAACGCTCCCAAGGGAAGCGCCGCGCTCGCTGCTCTTCAAGGCGCAGCGGCATCCAACCTGGACAGTGTCGTAGGAAAGCTCGGGGCTACTGGTAAGGCAGCATCGACCTTGGAGACCGCGTTCCAGAAGAGCGCGGGGACATCGAGGTCAGCCCTGTCTGGCCTCGCCTCGGCGAAGTCCTACGGCGATATCCAGGCGGCGTTGGGTGGGGCGGGAGCTGCCGCGAAGACGCGGCTGGCGAACAACATTGTCGCTGCTGCTGCTCAATCTGGTACGGCGATCAACTCTCTGCCGCCGAAGATTCAGGCGTTAATCGCGAAGTATGCGCAGATTCCGAGGAACAAGTCGACGTCCGTTACTGTGACCGGAGTCAGCACCGGCATCTCTCTGGTGAACCAGCTCATCGGAAAGCTTGGGTCGCTCCAGAACAAAACGGTTGTCGCTACTGTCATCAACAAGCAGGTGCAGTCGGGCGCGGCAGGCGCAGTGGGCGGCATCTTCGACAACGATGGGTTCATCGTCGGCGGCCGTCGACGGATGGCAGCAGGCGGCATTCTTCGCAACCCCACTCTTCTTGCGGGTGGTTCAGTGCTGGCGGGCGAAGCCGGTCCTGAAGCGATCGTCCCTCTGACGGGCGCGCTCGCAAACGTCGACCAGTCCGTTCGCGGCCTCGCCGCCGCAGCCCGCGGTGTCGGGCAGGGCAATGGAAGGACGCTCATCATCGAGGCGGGTGCTATCCAGATCAACACCCCAGCAGCCGATGGCCGTATCGTTGCCACACAGGTACTCGACCGCCTGCTGCCGTTGGGGGGGTTCTAAGCCGATGGTGTTCAAGCATTATGTCGCAGTCAATGGCGTCGACATCGCGAACTCTGAAGCCACCGCGAACTATGTCCGCAACCTTGCCCCGCAGCTTGCGTTCAAGCCGTCGTATCTCGGCGACCGCATCCATATAGCGTTGCAGGACCAGCCGTACCGTTCTCCGCTACTCGATCATGCGCCGTGGTCGAACCCGAACGACCCGACGACAGATGATTTCTACGGGTTCCACCCGACCGACATCTCCGGCATCAGCGACTCGACATTGTCGTCGTCGATTACGGAGAACCTCGACAACGGCGGCTCGACGAACACTGGTCGGGAAGCGTCTCGCACTGTCAAGGTGTCCGGGTTAATCGTTGCGAAGAATGCTCACGGCGCCCAGGTTGGTCTGACGTGGCTGCGTGCAGCGGTGCGTGACGACGGCTGCGATTCCGGCAACTGCCAGGGCGGCGGGTTCAACTATTTCCTATCCGAACCGAATGTGGTAGAGCACGCGTACGGCGACGAGTCCGGGTATTTGGAACGGTCGTTCGGCGGTCAGGGCATGGGCTATCTGTCGTACCGGTGGCCGTTGATTGACTCCCCGGTTGACATGCCCTCGCGAGCTCGGTGGGACTTTACGGCTACGGAGGGGACGTCGTTGATGTTCGGCGCTGTCGGCCGGTTTGACACCACCGATTTAAAGTCGTCCGGTCCCGTTCAGCCATACCGGGTGAACTACCTACCCAACCCGACGCTGTACGCCGATTTGACGGGCTGGACTGTCACAGGCGGGCAAGGAGACTGGTACGCGTCAGGAGGGGCCGACGGCGGCTCCTACGGGCGCCTGACCCCACCCGTGCAGAGTTCGACGGCGGGTGCTTATGGAACTGGCCCGTACGGGGCCGGCCCGTACGGAGGAACCGGGACCATTACTGTCGCCCAGTCCACCACTGCGGCTCCCGTCGCAGCCGGCAACGTAGTCAGTTCTGTGGCGTTGCGGGGCCAAGTCGGGCAGCAGGTGTCTATCGTGTTGTCCGACGGTGTAGGCGCGGTCATTGCGCAACAGGCTCTCAATATTACCGACCAGTGGGTCCGTTACTCTATTGCTGGCGTTTTGGCCGCACAGGGGCTTGTGACGTTGTCGGTGTCATCGAACGACATCCTTGATTACGACGAAGCTCTTGTCGAAATTGGGCAGTGGGCGTTCCCGTATTTTGATGGTTCACACCCGTCGGATTTGTCTTATGTGACGACTTGGGCTGGCACCCCTAATCAGTCCGCATCTGTCCAGCGGTGGAACGACATTGCTGAGATCTGTCGCGACGACTCCGATTACCGGCCGTACATCAATATCCTGCAAGGGTCACTCACTGCATTGACCCTCGGCTGGTTTACCCGCCCAGAACTCAGCATGGACGATCAGCTCGAACCGTACCTGCGGTCGTTTTACGACGTGACATGCACGCAGGGCCCGCAGATCATTCAAGAGATCGACGCAGGAGTCGGCGGATATTTCATCCAGGTCGAGATGCTGTTCGGTGTCGGGAACCCGTTCGCGTATTCGCCGCCGAAACTGGTTGATACGACACCGTTGCTGTCGGCCACGTTTACGGACAGTGTCCCGGTGGTTCTTGACGACTCGTGGTTGGTCGACCCGGACTGCACACCGGTCACGCTGGCTCCGTCCGCACCGGCAGTGCTCGACGACTGCATTGAAACGATCTCGTCATGGCAGCGGTACTACGTGTCAATCCCTGCCGAGGATGTGGCGGATTGGGCATCGTCGGTGCCCACGCTCACTTTTGATGCGAAGGACATTCCGATCCAGCAGGTGCGCGTACGGTTTCACCCGAACCCGTTTGGTTACGACCCGCAGCGGGTGGACCCGCTGTCGTACTGTTCTGAATTCACGATCTCGTACTTGCCGCCGACAACCCGTTTGCAGGTGAATGGCGCGCTGAAGAAAGCGACTGCGTCGAAGACGGGGAAGGCGACGGTGCCAGCCAATCATCTGCTGTACGGGTCCGACGGGGCGCCGGTTTCATGGCCGGAGCTGTCGTGCGGGGTGCCGTACGTTCTCACTGTGGATGTTCCTCCGTCGTCAACGTTCGACTTGTTCGACCTGGGGCTTGAACTCCAGCGGCGCGAGTAACCGATGGGAGACATTAACCGCGTCTACTTCGGCGGCTCCTCTGCTGCCGGGAACGCGCCGACCTCGGTTGCGACGGACTGGGTGTCGTACACGTTTCCGCGTCCTGCTGCCCGGCTTGCCCCAAACGGGCAGCGGCTGATGATCGTGAAAAAGCTGCGGTTCCAGGTCGGGGGGAAGGGTGCGAAACGGAAGGTTTACGGCCGTGTGTCGTACGCGGACGGGGACCCGAACGCGAATTCGTCGTCGATCACGGTTGCGGCGCAGACGTCGGCGAAGACGAACATCGACTGCAAGCTGTCGTTCCCGATGACGGACAGTCTCGGCGGCCCGAACATGCGGGTGTGGATCGTCACGGGGTCGACGTTTTACTTCGACCGCAACAAGGGCGCGTCGGGGCATTTGGTCGGGTCTGGGAAGAAGACGTTCTCTGGTGCCCCGGTGGGGTACATGGAGTATGCGGAGGTGCCGTCGGCGCCGTCGAATGTGACTGCGGTGCGGGATACGGATGACCCAACCAGAGTGACGTTTGCTTGGTCAAAGGAGGCGGATCTCGGCGGCGGGTCGCTGATGGGTTACACCATTCAAGTCGCGGATGACACGACGTTCTCGGTGAACGTGCAGTCGTTCCAGGTGAACGGCCTCGCGTTGACCCGGTCGGGGTTCGCTATCGACCAGGTGTACTACGTGCGGGTTGCTGCCGATAACGAGGTGTCGAACCAGTTTCAGACAACGGGGCTGTGGTCCCCGTACGGGACGCTTGGAATTTACACACCGGCAACGGTTCCTCTGGATGACGCGGGCGCGGACATTCCTGAGATCACGTATATGGGCAATGACCCGGCACCGGGCGATCCGACTCCGCTGGAGTTCAAGCAGTTGAACACGATGCAGGATGCGGTTCGTCTGGAGGCGACGGGCCAATGGTACGGCATTCAGAATGATGCGTCGTCGAAGGGCATCAACGATGTCACGATCACGCGTTTCACCACTGGGGGGTTCTATCTCGATTCAATGAAGCTCACCGATGGTGGGCACGGTACGTCGATGCAGTTGGAGAACACCAGCTCTGGTGTGTACGTGTGGACGACGTTCGAGGGGGCGGGTAAGACTGGTCGGCCGAACGACATTGTTCGATTCAGGTACACGCCGGGGACGTTCACTCGCGACAAGCTGCCGAGCGTTTCGGTGCAGCCGAAGTTCGGCGATGGCTACCTGAACATCATGTTCGATTGGTTGAACAACTGGTGCGCAATCAGGCGGGTGCCTTCGACTGGCACGATCGAGACGTACGAACTGCGACGGATCACCGAGTACCGACAAGGCGTTGACAAAACGTACGGCAAGATCACGCTGCCGATCCGCCCGCCAAGCGTGCAGGGATTCGCCACCTATCAAGGCAGTCTGTTTCGATGGACTGGTACTGCCGACTCGACCACGGATCTGTCGATTCTGCGTGAGTATTCGTGGGCGACTGGTGATGAGGTTGCCGAGTTCGATGGCACCGACTTGGGCCGTAATGGCGACGGCACGTACACGGACGGGTACAACGAGCCTGAGGGACTTGCGTTGTACAACGTCGATAACACGACCCCAACGTTGTATGTGGGTGTTGTCACCGGGATAAAGGCGACCCGCAAGTGGCAGGTGTGGCCGATCTCGTTGCTCACCCAGGCGGCAGCGTTGCAGCAGATACCGACAAGCAGCGACCCGGGTGGTACGGACGGTTCGGACGACGGTTCTGCGGGCGGCTCGTCCAACAACGGTGGCAGTGGGTCGACGACCGGCGGTACCCCCTCGGACGGCTCGGACCCCACTACGGGCACCACCGTCCCGGTCGTGTACACCCCGATCCCAGACACGACCTCTACCCGCACGGTAATGGGTGGGCTGCTGATTTCTCGGACGGGACGGAAAGCGCCTGGACATTCCGTGTTCCTGATGGAACGTGGTGGGAAACGACGGTTGGGACAGTTCGTCGGCCTGACGTCGGTGACGTATAACCGGATCCGTGACGACCAGTCGCAGGCGACGATCGTGTTGAGCGGCGACTCGATTGCAGCGAACCAAGAAGTCATCGACCGGATGGCTCCAGGTCGACACGAGTTGTGCATTTACCGCGGGGACGAGCGGGTGTGGGAGGGGCCGATCACTCTTCCGCAATGGCGGAAGCAGTCAGTCGAGATCACTGCCACTGATATCACCCAGTACTTGAACCGGACGACGATGCATGCTGCGTACTCGAACGCTTCGCCGGCTACCGATTTTGCGGTCGCCCGCATTGCGGGAATTATTCAAAACGAGCTTGCCCGCAAGGAGTCGCTGTCGCCTCCTGTCAACGTGTTGCCGTATCTGCGCACGTATGTTGAGGCGGGGGATGCGCGTACCGCGCGGGTCACCGACGCATTCACCCAGTCGGTGTGGCAGCACCTCGACGACATGGCCGCAAAATCGGGCATCGACTACACGGTCGTCGGTCGGGCACTGCACATTTGGGATACATCCCGGGCAGCTTTGGGTCGGACACAGAAGGTGACGGAGAACGATTTTCTCGGTGATACGTACATCTCTGCGTACGTAGTCGAGTTGGCGACTTCGGTTGCCGTGTCAGACGGGCAAGGCGGGTACGGGATCGCAGGAGCAAACGACCCGTTCTACGGAGAAATCGAACTGGTCACCACTGCGTACGACGAGTCGGCTGACCCGGACCCGGACACGATCACCGTCACCCAGGCAGAGCTGAACTCGCAGGCGAAACGGAACCTGTCTGGTCGCAACCCTGTCCCCCTCGGGCTGCATGTCCCAGATGGGTCCGCATTCAGCCTTGAACGGCTCGGGTTGGATGTGCTAATTCCTGGCGTGTTCGTCCCGGTCGTTGCAACACTGGCGGGCAAGCAGGTGTCGCAGATGTTGAAGCTGCGCGAAGTGACTGTCACAGAGGATTCGTCGGGAGAGCGGGCGACGATCTCGTTGTCACCGATCGCAGGCGTCATCGACGGGGATACCCCGGACGAGCAAACGACTGAGGACGTGTCGTCGTGAGCAACATCGGGCCCACCGATGGGAAACAGTTCTTCCGCGACATCATCAAACGTTTGACCCGTCTGGAGAACAACGCAGGTCAGATCGGCGCGAAGGCGGCAAAGGTCGCGGCGGCGCAGGTGGCGGCAAGCCAGCAGATTTTTGTAGGCCCGACCGATCCGTCCCCTGGGTTGGCGCCAGGCACGGAGTACGTCTGGTACAAGTCGAACGGGAGCGGCACCTTGATCGACACTATTTTCGGGATCTCGTAGGGAGTTCTGTGAGCAACGTCACACCGACCAGCACAAGCGTCTATCAGGCGCTGTCCAGAGAGTCGACGAATCAGCAGTTGCTCGCGGCTCTGCGTGTGCTGTCGTCGTCGATCATGGGTGGGTCGACGGCCGCAGTGCAGGCCCAGGTGCGAGACATCCTGAACTCGATTCTCGCCGTGGTGCAGACCATTCAGGCAGGGGAGACCCCAGCACCATCGCAGGCGTCGGTGGATCTGCTGCACTCTGATCTTGGCGCCTTGCTGACGAAGTTGACGTCTGACCCGGCAACGAATGCGGCATTGACTCAGATCGTGACCAAGTTGTCGTCGGACCCAGCGACGAACACAACGCTCGGACAGATCCTGGCAAAGCTGCCATCAGCTCCTGCTCTTGATTCGACGATCACAAGTCTGCGGGCTGATGTACAGGCGGTGACGGCGAAACTGTCTGCCGATCCAGCGATGAAAGCGGCCATCGACGCGGTCACTGCGAAGCTGACGAGTGACCCGTCGACGAAGGCATCAGTCGACGCGGTCACTGCGGCGGTCAATTCCTTGACTGCGAAGGTGCCGACGGCTCCGGCTCTGGACTCGACGGTGGCTGCGTTGCGCACGGATGTGCAGGCGACGACGGCGAAGCTGATCGCCGCTCCGGCGACGGCTGCGAATCAGGCATCGGAGATCACTGCGTTGGGCGCGTTGGCGACGCAGGCCACTGCGGCGGCGATCCTCGCCAAGCTGCCGACTGGTGGGGCGACGGACGCGTCGGTGCAGGCAATCACCGCGAAGTTGCCAGCGGCGCCTGCACTCGACGCCAGTGTCCAGTCGGTGCACACCGACCTCGGGACGACGGGGACGGTACACACGGATCTGGCTGCGATCCTGGCAAAGCTGGTCCCGGCGCCAGCGTTGGATGCCACGGTGCAAGCGGTTGTGACGGCGTTGACGACAGGGGTGGCGCACCAGGACTCGGCGGCGCTGCTCGCGAAACTGCCGACTGCTCCTGCGTTGGATGCGTCGTTGCAAGCGATCCTGGCGAAGCTGGTGGCTGCCCCGGCTTTGGACGCGACGGTCGCTGCGATCAGTGGAGTGTTGAACACGGGGACGACGCACAACGATCTGGTGAACGTGCTGAACCGGTTGCCGGTCACGCCGACACCGTCGATGACGTGGCGGTTCGCGAACAGTCAGATCGGTACTACGGCGATGACGCTCGCCCCGGCTGTATCCGGGTCGCGGAACTACCTGTCAGGGTTGCAGGTCACGAACACAACAGGTGTGATCTCGGTGCTCGGTTCCCTTATTGGGGTCACCGTGACGGTGTCGGTGTATGACGGGACGGCAAGCGCTGCGAACCTGCTCTGGTTTGACGCGTTCCCTGCCGGGGCGAAGGACATTATCTCGTTCCCATCATGGACACCGTTGCGCGGGTCTGTGGGGAACGCGATCATTGCTGTCGCTTCTGCGAACGGGATAAGTCTTTCCGCGCAGGGCTACTCTTCAACCGTCTGAGCACCGTATTCTGTCACACATGTCATCGCTTCCGCTTGCGACTGAGTTCCGGCTACCGTTCCCGCCGGCTACGTTCGGCAACAGGTTTGGTATCAAGGGTCCGCTGTACGGTCCCCAGGGCCACCGCGGCACCGACTTCGTCCGAGCGGGCGGCACCCCTATCCCGGCTATCGCTGCGGGCAAGGTGGTGCATGTGATGTGGAGCAACGCGCTCGGCAACGTCACCGTTGTGAAGCATTACGTCCCGGGCGGCGGCGACGCGAACGACGTGTACTCCGGCTACTGCCACCAGTCGCAGATTAACATCCGAGTCGGGCAGACAGTCCGGGTCGGGCAGATCATCGGCAGAGTCGGAACGACCGGCACCGCGAGCACCGGCAACCACCTGCATCTCACGATGTCGCATGACGACATGGGTGTCGAGTACGGGGAAGTGTTCGACCCCATTAGCTACATCAATGGCCACGCCGTCATTTCCGCCCCGACTCCGGCGCGGGCTACTTTCACGACCGCCCGCAAGGGCGAGGGGCTGGCGGCCATCGCGGCTCGGGCGAAGATCAGCCTGTCCACGATCGAGCGATTGAACCCGGGTATTAGGCCGCCGAGCTACATCGTTCTGCTCGGCCAGAAGGTGAGGATCAAGTGATGTTTACTGCTGCGTTCTGGAAGGGACTCGCTGAGCGAGCCATCAAGACCTTTGCAGCCTCGCTTGCTGGTCTTCTTGGAACAGCCGGACTCGGGCTGCTCGATGTTGATTGGGGTCAGGCCCTGTCGGTGTCGGGTCTCGCCACGCTTGTAACCGTGCTCTTGGCGGTCGCGAACCCCGACTTCGTCGCCGGTCGGGCGGGAACGAACACGGCTCTGACTAATCGGATGTCGGTCACGTTGCCCGCGAGCGTGAAGGTCGAATACGCGAAGGACACGCTTCCGCTTTAGCGTGCCCGGGGGCGAGATAGTTCCTTGCGGCGCCTGGACGAATGGTCTGGGCGCCGCTTTTCTGTGCCTGCGACTGTGACACTCGGTATCCTCATCAAAGATCCAGGGGGGAAGACGTATGGGGCCGGAGTGGTGGGTTGGGCTACTCTCGGCATTGCCATCCGCATTCTCCGGCGGCGGTATCACCGGAGGGGTGACTCTCGGGATTTTC